GTTTATTTCTGATAGGCGTTTGATATTATAGGCATCGCCATTAACTACTGCCTGAAGGTTGCTACAGCGAGATTCAAGTCGGTTAATTTCTTTTAGGTATTCTTCGTTTGTCATACGTTATTGTATCTTCCGTGTTCGTTTAATTCGTCCAAGCATGACCATTCTCCAAGCGTAGCATCATTAAGCATCTTGATTAAGATTGTAACCGCTTCAGTGATTGAACCATCAATTGCATCAGCAAAGAATTGTGGCATACACTCTTCAATCGTATCCATCGCTTTATCCCAATCATTATTCATATTTGCGTTTTCTTTAACCAACTCTTCTACCATATTAGGAATACTTTCATAGGTATGTGCAGGTATATAGCCTACAGGCAGTTCATAGAGTGTTTTGTCTAAGACGCTCCACAAGTCTCCAATGATGTCGCTTTTAGTCTCGCTATTTTTAGCGTAGGTTTCGCAATTAGGGCATTTTTTCATGGGTACATTTTTACTGTGTTTGTCCACAATGTCAAGGAAATTTTTGGTCTTTTCGTTTTGAAGCGCAACCATTTCTTTGAATTTTCGCAACTGTTCTGCTGCTGGTTGCAATTCTTCCCATGATGCTGGAATTGCTTCGCCTAGTGCATATGCTGCTTCTCTCCAGCCATCACGTTCACGTTCAAGTTCTTCAAGTTTTTGGCAACAGATATTAAGTGCATTCATATTCCTCTTTGCCCCCTTATTGGCATCTACTAAATTTTTCTTGACGGCGCTGACTTTGGCGGCTTGCTCGGTAATTTCTTCCTTAATTTTCTTAGCATAAAGTGCTGGGTCAAATTCAACTAAGCCGCAATCATTATAGCCACCACAGCTCAAGAACAATGCAATATCTCGGAGTGCATCTTCATGTGCAGCGACTTTTTCTTGAAGCTCATGATTTTCCATTGCGAAACGAGCATTTGCTTCACGAAGGTTGGCTAGGTCGGCTGGCAGACAAACCATATCCCTATGCTCTACAAGCTTATCGGCATAATCTTTTGCTTCTTGTAATTCAGTTTTTAGTTTTTTATTCTCAGCGGCGATCTCTTCAAGACGATTAAGTATTGTTTCCATATTTTAATTACCGTCTTCTGGTCCTGTTTGAAAGAGTGTATCAATTTTCTTTAGATTAGCAAGGATTACTTCTTGGTTCATACTAATATTTCTGGCAATAAAGATCTGATGACAAATATGAGTAAGCAATACAAGTTGTTCTTCCTGTGTATAGTTATGAATCTGGGTTAGTTTTCCAGTTGGAAGTTTTGTGTGCTTTTTCATGTCTTATTATATTAGAGTTCCTAATTAATTTTACCTTCCCAGTCAAATGCCCAAAGATTAAAGAATGGTAGATCATGTTCTTCGTTATAAGATTTAATTTCCTCTAGCCAAACATAAGCAGAAGAAGAATTAAGTTGCGTCTTTCGCACAGTATATTCTTCTCCTTTAATCAAATATTTTTGATCATCCACCACATTGGTAAACCATGCGTGTGTGCAGGGTCGAGTAAATGTAATCTTTTGACCGTCTTTCGGGAGTCCCATTTCTTCTTTGTATTTTTCAAATACGCTCATGCTTTTAATAGTTCGCTGTTCTCAAAGATGTTGCCGATTACCTCAATATCATCCTCGCCCCAAATTCCCCGAATATCATTTTTATTAATCCAAGTTAAAAAACACCCTTCATCAAAAATCACTTTACCAACAAAGTTTTCATTTACGTATTGGTCAGATGTCGCTTTTACAATATCTCCTTCGTAAATGTCAACTGCGTTCTTATCTTTTAGACCAGTGTATTGTTGAATGACAAGCGGAGATTCTTTAATGTGTGTAAGTCCATCAAAGTAATGATCTGGTTCTGAGGATAAAGTATACTCACCATCACAGTTTACATAGTCTACGATTTTTCCAGTAAAAATATCAAGTACCCAGTTACTACTAGCGTGTGTACCTCCGTCATCGGCACTTAACCATCGTTTATTTTTTTTATTCCAGACTCGGAATTTAATTGTTTCTCGGTTTGTCATAATTTAATGAATATAAATTGCTTCACAATCAAACGGATCGTCATCACGGTCAGTCACTTCATGATTACCATAATACCATTCAGTATACGCATTAAGTTTAATCTTAACTTCACCAGCTTGATGAGCTTCATCAACTCCTCCTTCATAACCACCAACAATAACCATCGTTTCTGGATCGTAAGTGCTTAGTTTTTCAATTAATTGTTTTACGTTCATGCCCACAAATGTTGATGATATTTAACGATAGCGTTCATAGCCCACAGATCTTTTTCTTCGATTAGTTTTTCAAGACGATTTGTTTCGGCATACGCTTCTGCAAAACTCATACCATATAGCTCTTCGCATGAACGCATGCATAATGATTTGTTCCCTGCGGCATCAACCTTTGGTTCTCTAAACATTCCATGAACCCCAGGAAGCTCTTCTGGATAAGAATTGTCATGTTCTTTTTCAAGCATTGGCCGCTCAGTTTTAATATAATTATAAACCGAACGAAGAAGAGTGTCTCTTGTTTTTAAGGTATCAATATATTCTTGAGATACGTGTCCCGCTTTAAGATCCTCGCTCCAGTCCATTTGATCCTGAAGCCCCTCTTCCTTTTCTACATAATGAAGGAGGCAAGTAAACAGCAGATCGGGAATGAGTGATGTCTTATCACACCATGTATTTGGAATGCTTTTAGTAAGCCACCTTTGTCGTGGATTAAACCATGCTGAAATTTGACATTTCAAATCCCACCAAAAGTAACTATTAAATAGCAGAGATGGGTGCTTAAGCACTCTCAACGGATTGGTTTTATATGTGTTAATCATTAGTATTCTTCTTTCCAAGTATCGTGTAGATTATACCTTAACATACGGTGAGATCCAATCAAAAAGTTTATAGGATCTTGGACACCAATATTTCCATTGCAACATTCTTCTACGATATATTGAGTAACCATTTCTTCTAGTGAAGATAGTCTATTCGCTTCATTTACATATCGAGTGATTTTATCTGGCAATGCGGCATAGGACAAGTCTTCACCAGTGATTGGTACTCGCTCGTAGATATCAAACAGCAGTTGACGCAGTTCTGCTTCAGTGAGTTCAGACACAAATTGAATTGTATGTTTCATTTTTAATTTGTTTTAATTCTTGTAGTAAGCCTTTTGCTTTCTTTTCCAACGCTTCACGGCAATAATTATAAGTGCCGTCTGGTCGTTTGCCATTTGAAGCAAGTTCGACGAAATCGCGGAGTTTTGTTGCTTCGGTAATATTATAAATTTCGAGCGGACTTAGGCTGTTCATATGATTATAATACCAAAGTTCCTTTTGTTTGTAAACAATAAAAATCAATCATACCAATATTCTTTGATTATGTCCATTGAGGCACTTCTATATTCCAATTCTTCTCTAAGGCACTGAGATACAAAATCTGTGTCAATTTTAATTGATTTTATTTCTTCATCTAACCACACAATATAACCAGCATCTAACTCAGCAATTTCGTTTAATGTTTTGCCTTTGTATTTGCCAAAGGTTATTGTGTCATTTGGTTGCAGAGTTTTCATGCTCTTTCTTTCAGGAATTTCTTGATATTTTCAAAGAAATCTTCATCGTTTAGATTGTTACCATAATACTCTGGGGTCTGATGGTAATTTTTCGTGACGATACTCATCATATCCATTTTGTCGCAATTATAACGAGGCGGTAGGTTATCAATAAGCACATTATCTTTATCTGCGATAGGCATCTTCATCACTCCTTCACCTCCATAGCCAAAGGAAATTTTATATTGCTGAATGTCTTCGCGTGTAAAAATATGAGCATAGTCTAAACCAAACTCACCCAGTCGATTTAATGCTTCGGCATATTCGCGTGTAGCGGTCGTGAGAATATAAACATTTTCTTTGCCAATGAGGTCGTTATAATATGCAAAGAGTTCTTTCGCGCATGGTCGAATGATCGTACGATAAGTATGCACATCTTCGGGAAGCATAAATTCGACATGTGTTTGACCTGGATCATTATTCACTGTTGTGTGCAAGATGCATTCATCGAGATCTTGAAATATTCTTTTTATCATACTTTAAATTTTAAATTTATTATTAAAGCCACTAGGCAACTCACTACGACGATGATTACGGTCCCTAACGATTCAAAGTCATGCATTTGTGTCTTTTAATCGGTGATCGGCTTTAATACTTCTTTGATATTCTTTGCTCCGTATTGGTTCGCCGAATGGATATAAACGCGAAGAGGGGGTTTTCCGCATTCTTCCCATTTACGAACCAAGAATTCGGCGCATGATTTTCCGGTCTTGTGTTCAAGATTACCGTATTCGATGACACCACCAGTGGGTTGAGTCACGTCATGATAATGACGAATATGTTCGAAGTGAAGATCATGATCGAAAGACACTGTATCAGGAAGTCCGTTCTTATTGATGTATCGAACGAACGATTCATAAGAACGTACGATTTGCCATTGATTGGTAGGAATACCAGTGGCGTCGATAAGATTGACATCTTTGTCATAAAGATACGCCCCGTTAGGATAGCGAATGTCATCTAAGAATAGGTTGTAGAGTTCGAGTGTGTCTTCCATATTATTTTTTAATTGCGGCAAAAATTTCTTCGATGCCTGAGATAGTGTTTATGTGTTTTCCATCGGGGCTGAATACGAGCAAGCGAGGTACCGATTTAATATCATGATTCGCGAAGAACGTCGGCGATTCATCGAAGTCTTTGACCATATATCGAGACATAAGACCTTCAGCGGTCAATCGTTGCTTTAGTATGTTACACGGTCCGCACCAACTAGCGGACGCGAGGATTAGTATATTTTTCATATGTTTATTTTACTTCTTGTGCCCAGTTAACGACACAAAAATCTGCGATACATTCTTTACGATTAATCATGTGAGCCTTATCTCGTTTGGTCATTTGTTCCGACCACCAATCATAATAGTGATCTAAGATCTGAGTCTCGGTCCAGATCATTTCTACCGGTTCATCTTGCTCGGTTTCGCCTTGTTCGACCCACTTGTATTTCTTTTCTTTCTTACCGAAGATACGATCCCAGTTGTCTCGACCTTCCATTGAAAGAATACGTGAATGAATAGCATCACCGGTGATATCATTTTTCGCTGCCATAGATGTGTGACTTTAAGTAATCAAGGTATTGCTCTGAATGCGACGAGGAGTTATAGATGTAGTCGAAGAGGAAATCCACAAAGGTTTGATCGCTATCATCGATAATACTCAGTTTCGAGAGCAACTGTTGAAAGCGTTCTTCATCTTCGGCGGCATATTGCGTCTGGATCGAGCGATATTCCTCGATCATTTTTTCTTCATTTTTAGTTAAGTTTCTCATAGTATTTGTCGTGAGTTTCTCTATAACAGTCGATCTTACCCATAATTTCCTCGACGAGATAATTCTTTCCCCCTTGGACATTAGACGCGAAGACGCTTACATAATTATATATGTCATCAATGAGTTTCTGTTCGGAGGTAGGATGTTCCTTACGATTCTTCTTAAAGCGATCATCCCATTCCTTTCGTGATTTTGCCCATTCCTCGAGCTGTTGCCCAAACTCTTCATCGGTCAACTTCTTCGAAGGTTCATTACGAGATACCTCAACATCGCCGCTCAATTGCCCGCGTAAGAAGACGGCAGTATATTCGATCCATCCATCCACAAATTGTTTCCACTTATCGCTCCCCAAACGTTCACCTTGCGGATATTCATCATGATGGTAGCTTTCATAGAAGTTAATGCCACCTGTGAATTCTTCTTTTTCCCACCAAGTCGAAAGTGTTTCCATATGCCCGAGGCGATCGAAGAGTGATTCGCTATTTGCATCCTTCGGTTCTACCCAACGAGTCTCTTTATTCTGAACCCAGAGCTGACCCTCGGCATCAATCTTATAGAGACTCATGTATTGATTAGGAGTATCCTTGGTCTGAAAGGCAATCTGATCGGCACCTTTCCAGTTATCGATTACTTTTTGCGGAAGATCCGGAAGAAGGTACTCGCATTTGATGTAGTCGAACATTCCCATAATTTTATTTTGTATGTGAGGCTAAGATGAGACCGAGGTTTGCCATGGCATAGGATGCCCAGACAATGAACCATGGCCAATTGGATTTATATGCATGAGATATCGCAACAAAAAGATATAATAAGAAAACGATGGCTACGATTATATCCTCAAGATTCATGCTGTTTTTCATAATCTTTTTTTAGTATATATCGTTCATTAGATCTATTCAAGGCAAGGGCGTAATTCAATTGGGCGATCGTTCTAGGATCGCCGAAAAACTCTTTTCCTCGAAAGACATACAGTTCTTCGTTACATGTTTCCTCGCGTTGTGTATTTTTATTTTTCATATTATAATTTATACATCCAATTCTCGACGTGTATTAAAATCCCAAGGGTCAACATCAATCTCCTTGAGACGCTCATCATAAGCAGCGGTATCTGCATCATATGGATCTGTATGGTTCCAATAACCAAACCATTCATCCACTTGACCTTCAACGCGCAGCCGTGCTTTCTTATCAAAGAGCGTTCGATTGCTTTCGCAATAGCCGCAGCTGCCATGATTGCGGCAAGAGCAATCAAATGCTTTGCTACCGCGATAAGGCTTACGTTTTTCTTTCTTATGAATGATTGCTTTTTCTAGGCTCATAATAAATTGGAGTTAGAACATGATGTAAGGAAATCTTTTTTATCTTTCTTGACAATTAGTAACTACCGAAACGCAGTGATGCATTCATCACCTCGGAACTGTAAAGCTCAACCCATCTTTTAAAGTCAGGATGGTTAAAGAGGACTTTTTCGACGTTTTTATTGTCAGGGTGAATGTAGTTTTTGTTCAAACCACTTTCAACCCCCAAGATCTGGAATTTTTGGTTCAAGGATTCAAGCTCTATTTTTTCTGGGCTCATGTTATTGGTGTGAAGTTAATTGTTTTGAAAGAGTCGTTAAATTAATAATCACGAACAGTGCCGCGTGTAGCTGGATTAGAATCCCAGGCGAATTGTCGTTCCATATCTTCTTCGGTCCAATGATCTGATCCATAAACTGAATAAGTCTCGAACCAATGTTCTTGATTGATGGCTCCGGCGGCAAGAATACGATCTACAAGCCGCTTCGCTCGATCTGATTCGTCACTATCTACTTTAAACCCGGAGAGGATGAATCGTTGACCACGTGCAGTAGTAGCGCTGATGAATAGGGCGCGGGAATAACGTGCACCAGTGGGGTTGCTCATATCGGCATATTCTGAATTATGCTCGAGGATATACTCATCTTCGAAGAAGATCACTGAATCAATTGGTGTCGTTGTCATAATGTAGTGGGTGGTCTCAGTTACAAGGGTATCCTACCATACCAGGGGTCCAAGTACACATCTTTTTACATAAAAATGAAACTTTTTTCAATATCTCCAGACACCAAAATGGGGACCCCGAAGGATCCCCATTGGGTTTCAATCACTTATGCATTTACGAAGGAATAGAGTTCCTCGGCCCTCTCTAGGATCACCTTCGTCTTCGGGAACATCCCATCGACCTCAGTCTCAGTGATCATCTTTTTTCTAGGGTCTTTATCTGCTTCGCATCGAAGCAAATCTAGCTTTTGATGGAATTTTGCCAGTTCATCGTCATGCGCCATTTGTAGGACGTCAAGACGGATTTCATACGCGTTTTTATTACTCATTGTAGTGTGTGTGGTTAATGTAAAGGATCATCCTTCACATATCCTATATATCACGCGTTTCGACAAGCAAACTCGATGGCTCGATCGGCTTCTACTTCAAGCGGACGATTCTTATACCATCCACCGGTTTCATTATCGATCTCTCGACACAACAGAGCCACTTCATTCGATGTGATAGGGTAACCCTTACGCATGGCAGTCGAGGCGATACTCATCATCATGACATACATTTTTGCATACCAGCCAGTTTCTTGAATTGCTTGATATTCGGCAACGATCTTACGATTTACGAACGGACAATCACGATACGACACCCATCGGAAATTAGTATTCGTCAACTTGGTCTTCCGATATTCATCGATCTTTTTTTGAATTTCTTCGGGAAACTTATTTGACATGCCCATTTTATTGACCGCCGAGACAAAAACATGACGAGACATGAGTTCGTCTGGATCGATCATCGGCGCTTCCTTATGCGAGAAGATGAATTGATATGAGTTTGGATACTGAGCAGGCACATAATACATACGCGACAAATCCTTAGTCTGTGGATCACCGAGGGAATTAAATTCTTTATTGAGCGCATACCAGAAATGACGAACTTTATCGGCTACGATGGGTTTCGTCAATGGAAGAATGATTCGAAACTTTGGATGTTCCTTCGTAGAGGAAGAACTCGAGTAGCAGACGAATCGATTTTTCTTAAAGACCTCAACTGCATCCTCGAATGAGCCTTCATAGTCATCAACATCGAGCGCGGCCCATCCTCCCCAGCCGATCACATTGATATTCCTACGAAGGTCATCCTTCTTAAACATCGCCGGAGAAATTAACGGGGAACCCTGAGTCATCTCACCTTTTTTCGGCTTATATCCTGGTTGATTACTCAGCGAATATAGCAATTGCTCGAATTTTTCCCAGTCGTCGAAACGCATCGAGCGATGGGTCTTGTTATCGAAGATCGACTTAAATATGGTGAGACCGTATTCCATGATCAAGCGCCGAATGCCTTTGTAGCAAGGCCATGATTGCCTTCATGAGAAGGTGAGGTCCATCCTTCGGGTTTGATGAGATCCGGAAGTCCGAGAGGGTTAGGGCGAGACGCCTTAATACCGACTTGCTTATTCATGTTGGCTTCCATCACGGAATACCATGCCTTACTAAAATCCACATTGAGTAGGTCTAAGGTACCTACCGCCACCACGACTAGGTCGATCAGACTATCGATCACTTCCTCGGCATTCTTCTCGAAGATGGCTTTTTGACCTTCGTCGACTTCTTCTTGAAGGAAGTTGAAGCGAAATTTGATGAACTCGATGAGTTGATCAGGAGTCAATTTATCGATGGCCTCATGGACACCGTACTTACTATGCATCATATTCATATCATCTGCCACGACTGTCACCGCGGCAAATTTATTTGCCAACAGATATTGAATACATTCCCATTGCGATTGCGCTGTTTCTTGTTTTGTCATATGTGTGTGTAAAGTTATATATCAACCGAAGAAATCCTCGAGACTAGCGCGAGGTTCAGGACTCCATCCGATCGCGTCGAGGATGAGGACCAATGGATCAATGAACGCCTTCTCGAACTGCTTATCATAGTCGATATACTTATGAAGCCCGAGTTCCTTTGGAAGTTTATCCGGAAAAGAAATAACGTTCTCACCCAAAGAATTTGGCATCTTTAGGTAAGAGTAGCGAATGCGCTCGCCGTTTTGAATCTGAGGATACTTCTTATCGATACCGGCATCCTTGAGTGCCCGATTGTAGAGCAATGCGCCGCGACAGTGGAGAGGAGTACCTTTCGTATAGATCGTACTCTTGTTTGCCCACTTACGAATACTCGACAAACCACGAGGGAAAGAGATTTCCTCGGGTTCGACAGAACTAAATTGAATCCTAAATTCATTCAATGCTCGCTGAGTAGCAGACTCGTCACCTGTCATGATCACCTTGAACATCTGCTTGAAAGCATCGCGACAAATCGCGGGGGTCGAACTCTTGATTGCCTCGATGCCAACCATCTTGATCTTCGGCTCGGCGTATCGGACACCTTCATTGTCATGCACGTTCATGATGTATCGCTTCTTGGCAGTCCAGATGGCACGATCGGCGATGGCTTCTCGTTTCATCACCATGGTATTCTTGAAGGCATTCGTCAACTTAGCGAGATTATCGAATGCCTCGACTAGGATAGGTTCGATACCTTTCGAACCGAATTCATCCAAGAAATCAATAGGATTCACTGGTTTGAAATGATCGACGATGTCTTTAACGGAGACATAAAGCGAATCAGTATCCATTGCGATGATTCGATCTTTGTGTTTTTTATCCTTGAGCATGGTACCGAGCCAAGCATTAAGAGTTTCTTCTCCCCAACGATTGACCAATTGACCCGAGAGCGTGATACCCTCGGCGATGGCAAGGTTGAAGTAACGAAAGTATCGATTACCCATGGCGCCGTAAAGACTATTCAGAAGGATCTTGACTGTCATCTGCTCGGTCTCGAGTCTGGCAATATCTGACTCGGCCGTGAAGTAAGTCTTACGATCGTTTTTATCGATCGACTCGAGCTTTTGCTTGGCATCCAACATTGCGCGCTTGATCTTGACACGCTTATTATAAAGCTCCTCGACGATTTCAGGAATGATACCCATCTTGTCTCGACGAAAGCATGCGCCGTTAGCGGCCATTGCCAAGTTAGGTTCAGGAGATAGACACGCGCCTTTGTTGGCAAGCACATAGTCCGGAGAAATACCAGGAACGTGCATATGTGACACCAATGTTTCAGGACTCATGTTATATTGAATGATGAGGTTCGGATAGAGTGAGTTAAGGTCGAATGACAATACCCAATCATACATACCAGGGACTGGGTCCTTGACGTAGCCACCGGGATAATCTGCTTTGAAAGCGTTCTCAGGTTGAGGCACCGCGATATGCTTCTGAGCCAATCGCCGAAAGATGATCGAATCCCAGATAGCTGTAGTGCCAAGCGTTTCTTGATAGTTGACTCCACCGAGGTAAGCCATGTTGAAGACGAGGTTGATCAGGCCGAGTTTTGCCTCGAAGCGATCGACCAATTCTACGTCCTTGATGTTGTAATCGACATACGTCTGGAAATCGTTCTCGTAGAGTTTGATCAACGAACCATGTTCGCCGTAATCGAGCTTACGTTCACCCAGGACGATCTGTGCGATGTGATCAAGTTTGTAAGATTCTTGTGCGCCATAAGTGTATCCGAACTTCTTAAAGAGCTCTAGGTAATCGAGCTGCTGAACGCCCGAGATATCGAAGAACATTGTCTCGCGACCTTTGATCACCACACTCTTTTGTTCCACCGAACCCCAGGGTGATAAGCGTTTTGCCATATCGGTACCTAACACTCGTGAGATACGATTCACGATGTAAGGGACATCGAAGCCACGAATATTCCAGCCGGTGATGACATCCGGAGTATTCGGAAGATCGCTCCACCAAGTGATGAAGTCGGTGAGCATCTCGACCTCGGAACTGAAGCGTCGATATTCCTTGCGAACTCCACCGCGAGTGGTGTCGTATGCCTTCATTCCCCAGATTCGATAGATGTCGTCCTTACTCGACTTGAGAGCGATCGTCAAGATCGATTGTTCGGCTTTGTCAGGTTCAGGAAATCCAGAGGAATCATAGTGAGTCTCGATATCGATCGAGCAGATATCGATCAGACGCTTATCGAACTTGATATCACCAGGAAATTCTGCCTGAATGAAAGCCGGGATATGGCGATCATTACCATAGATCTTGAACGAGTCGACATCCTCGTAAGTCTTCATGAATTGGCGGCAATCAGACATGGAGTCAAAGCGCATCGACTCGACTGCAGTCCCATCCAGAGCTTTCCATTTCGTATTCTTTTCCTTAGATTCAAGATACATCACAGGACGGAACTTGAACTTGTCATAGACCTTTCGGCCGTCGTCATCGTATCCTCGATAGAGGAGGTAATTCATTTTGCGATCGATACACGTATAGAAGCCTTTTAGCATGAGGAGATTGTACCAAAAAGGGCGGCATTTGTACATGACAAACTACCGCCCTTAAGATTATTTTTATCCTTTATTGTGCTTTGATCGTGATCTTTTTAGGCAATTTCTCCTCAGGGATCACTTGCTCTAGGACGATCGTCAGGATGCCGTTTGCCAAGGTGGATTCAACTACCTCTACGTATTCTGCGAGTACGAACTGGCGCTTGAACTTACGAGAGCTGATTCCTTTATGGGAATAGTCCCTTTCGTCCTTACCTTCTTTTTGACCCGAAATGGTTAGGGTGTTTTCTACGACTTCGATATCAAGATCTTCCTCGCTAAATCCCGCAACCGCGATTTCCACCGCATGTTGGTTGTCTCCTGCCTTAAAAATGTTATAAGGCGGATAAGTGGTATTTTTGTTGTCTTGAAATATGGATTCTAGTTCGCCGAAGGCTTTTTCGAATCCGATACCGATGTTTGGACGCCATGCTGTATGGCCTATTGTGTATGCTGTTGTCATTTTTTTACTCCTTTTTAAGCGAGTTTATGTTTCGATTTCAACGAGACCCAATGAAGGCATCTCATTGTCTGTGACCCGAATTGATCACGAGATTATTTATATGACTTACGTTGATTTCGTAGCAGTATATTCAGAGAAAGTCAATAGGTTTCTGGATGATATGATCTCGAAATAGGTCTTTGCATCCGGGTGATTGATCTTGTTATATTCGAATTCGATCTTGCTCTCGATCGGACGATAATGAAGTGTCCGAGTCTTAGGAACGATGAGCAGCTGCCCAGTAGTGGCCATCTCTGCTTTCTCTGTATCACCCTTACGAACTGGATTCATGAAAGTATCTTTATTTGGTTGATCGGCCAAAGCTTTTAACAAATCACCAGGTTCCTTGACACCGTCTAGGTTACTAAGAACAATCTTCAATCTTTCTACCGAACTTTCACGTGCTTTCTTTTGTTCGGCGTTCATTCCTCCTTTTTGATAACCAAGCTCAGGAAGATCAATTCCATGGTTTGTACGAGCGCACTGCTTGTCCTTTTTATCGATCTCCTTTAAGTTAAAGAAATATTCACGGGGATTTTCCTTCGTAGAGTTTGACTTCTTAACAGTAAATCCGCCTTCGATTAGGAAGCATACGTTCTCGTCGAATACAAATGTCGCTCCGGCTAACTCGCTATCAGTAAGGTGTTTGATCACCTTCTTGATATCTTTGAACTTTAATGCCTCGCGAATCGAGCGACCGTCTGGAGAGAAGTAACCTTCTCGGTCTCGAGCAGTGCCCTTGACCATCTTCGCTCCTTCTTTCTCATCGGATTTGACGCTAAAGGCAGCCGAAAGGATACCGATGCCATGCTCATTTATTCCTTCGGTCCAGCGACTGAGTTTATCATCGATGTATAAACGTTGAGTATCGTAGCGATTTGATTGTGTAATCCCAATTGTAGTGGGATAATTACGATCTCGGTTTTTCGCTCCGACCCATCCATACTCTTTTAGATACACTACAGCTACTGTACACATATATGGCTATTTATATCAGAGAGCTTCTTATCGATTGCCCTTAACCTTTCCGATCTGATACTTAGGGAGTAACGTCCAATCTTTCTTGTCTTTATGAGAGATGATCTTGATAGCCTTCAGCGAGCAGGTGGGTTCGGCCTTGGAAAAGTCAACGATACTCAGCAATCCCCAATCCGAAAGCAAGATAGTGATCGTATTTCTACGGGCTAAGTCATCTTTAGTGAAAGTAGATGGTTTACTGTCCAGTAAAAACAGCTCTTTGAAGTGAACGATGAAGTACCGACCTGCCTTATGCAAGATATGACAACTTTGATATAGCGTGTTGATTTCCTTTTTTGAGGAGACACCGATGCGTGACAAAGTTTCCTTAACTTTCAGGAAGTCGTCGGGTTCGTTAAGGGTGATCTCGAGCATCGAAGCCGGAGTCCAATCAATAATATCATTTTCTGTGTTCATACTATATGCTTTCTTATTTATTAACTCCACCCTTATTACGAATTGCCTTGATCGCCTCAATGCTTTCCTTACCGAGTAATGGCAATACTTCTCTGGCTCGAGTCGAGGAATAATCGTAATGTTCCATGATCAGTTTGACATCGGCGCTATCGTCTTCTTTCTTTGCCCATTTGCTAAAGCGTTTACGCGGACGAACCAATCCCCTATAGAAGTCATACTGCATCTTTGTAGGCAATGAATGATGGCGATTCATCTCGTTCGCCAAGAGGATCGTGTCATTGAAATAAGACAATCCGCGATTGATCATGAACGCGACATATTGCTTATCGATCGAGGTAGAGTTCAATGCTCCGCTTGAGTCATCGGCGCTACACGCTTCCATGAGGTTGACTGCCTTCGAGCCTTCATTGATATTCGTCAAGAAATCAAAGAAAGATAATGGTTTGATATCGCTCATAATATTATTTCCATTCGACGTTACCCATGAGCTCGGTCAGACAAGCCACAAGATTGAGTTCTTTGTCGGCGACGAAGGCAGACTTATAAGAATAATCTGCCAAGATCAACACCGCGCCCGGAATAGAACCAGGATTCGCGATGTCATAGAGCGAGTCATATATCTTACGAAACATCACCGTTCCATCCAGCGCGGTGTTATTTGCGACCCAGGAACGCATGCTCTTGAAGTCTTTCGCCTTGAGGTAAGATACGACCTGAGCGATATTCTGATCGCTCATACCGAGCAATGCTACGGGATTGATTTGACCGCCAGAGCTGTGACGCTGACACTCATTCACAACGCGTCTCCAGTCAGGAGCATACTGAATAATGAGGTCAGCGATCACGCTTTCTTTATACTCTACACCTTCGTTCTTTAGGATAAACTGAAGACGCTTCATAAAATCACCGGCAAGTGAAGCGAGTTGCTTCTTAGTAGTGTTGAACTCGATTACGGCACATCGAGAATGAAGCGGCTCGATGATGCGATTCTTGAAGTTGCAAGTCAAGATGAACCGACAATTGTTACTGAATTCCTCGATAAAGCCACGAAGCGCAGGTTGAGTCGACTGGGCATTTAGATAGTCGGCCTCGTCGAGGATGACTACGCGATACCCGCCGGTCAATGATACACTCGAGGCGAACTGCTTGATCTTATTACGAAGCACGTCGATACCCGATTCCTCGGATCCGTTGATCAACATGTAATCAAGATCGAGCATATTGCACAATGCCCGAGCGACGGTGGTCTTGCCGAGACCGGCCGAACCAGTCAAGAGCATATTATGCATTTGACCGGTCTTAACGATCTCATTGAAGACTTTCTTCAATTCGGACGGAAGGACGCAATCATCGATGGTTTGTGGGCGATACTTTTCGCACCATAAGAATTCAGTGTTATTGTTCATCATATAGAGTGTGTTGGCTAGAGAGGTATCTTACTTCGTTGTGAGCTGATTGTAAATGTTTTTTACATCGGCGACTTCAGTTTCATATTCGGACATTGCTTGCTTATGATACAGCTTCGAGACCTTTCGAAGCATCGGCTTAGGAATCTCAAAAGCCTTTGCGGCTGCATCGAGGATTTCATTCACCTGATCTCGGGCAACGTCGATCTTCGACATTTGCTCAGAGATTTCCTTCATTACGCCGAGCATCGCAGCGCGGGCTTTATCATCTTTCAATTCCGTTGTCGTCGTTGTATTCTGCTCCGTATTCATTTATATAGTGTGTAGGTGTTGTATTGAGAGTTGGTGTGATTTTTGTAGTGCATCCGCTAAGAACGATGCATCCAAAAAATATGGCTAAGGACCAAAATAGAAGCGAATATAAGAATGTCATAATAGGACTTTTGGCGCGCCAAGCAATTGCTTTGACATCACCATATTCCTTCGGAGGATTCATATATTTCACCCAAAGGATAATTCTTCCAGGGAGAGTGAATGCCTCATATAAAAATGAGCGTCTCTCGGTTCCGTCTAGTCGATCCTTAGCCACATTCGTATAGGATTATGGATTTACTGGAGTCTCAAGTGGAAGTTCCAATTGACCACCATCTTCATCTACCTCGGTCGATTCGGCCGGTGGAGTATGTGCCTTAATGAAGGCATTGAGTCGATCAGTCAAAGCGCCAATCACGGTGAATTCATTCGATTCGAATGCTCCGCGTTTGGCAGCGACACCGATGATATTCTGAATAAGAATAAAGTCACCGATGGTAATATCGTTTTGTTCTGGTTGTGTTTGTTCGTTCATAGGGAATGGTGTGATGTTACTCATAGATTACGCATCAAAAGTTGAGGTTTTCTCGAGAGCGATGAAATATTCAACTGGGGTAGATTGATTCTTCCAATGGCTAATAAGCTTCGAGGACATTTCGACTACATAGTTACCAGCGATAACCTTGAGATTCGAGATAAGGAACTGAAGGTCGAAAGCAGCCTTCGAGGCATTGTTGTCATCGATCACGATGCTAAAGGTGTTAGCAGTAGGATTCTTCGGATCAAGGACAGCCAACGAGACGATACCATCTTTGCCTGCGATAGAGACTACGCTATGGCCAAGAGCACCACCTGCTTTGCGAATTTTGTTGAGGCTATCGGCAGTAACCTCGACAGTCACATCGGTCGAGGGCATATTGATCTTCTTCGAAGGAGAAGTTAGAATGCTTTCATCGGCGAAGCGATACTTAACCTTCGATTTGCCAGACGAAAGAACCATGCTATCCTCAGAGAAGTCGAGGTCAGGTTCGCCTACAAGGTCGATCGCCGAGAGGAAACCGGTCAAGTCATAGATACCGAATTGTTGAGGGAACGATTCGGGAATGGTAGCGATAGCAAGGATGTTCTTAGCCTCGCTGATCGTCGATAGCGGTTCACCGGGTTTTACGATGAGATTTGAATTGATCGTGGAGAAGTTCTTCAGGATCGCCAGAGTGTCGGTGGATAACTTAGTCATGTTGGTATTCTATATTGTTTTTCAGAGATTGTAAACCTAATTGTTTAGGAAGGAATATTTTTATTTGTATCGAATTCGAAGTAGAACATCATGCAACAAATCGCGTGCGCCGCATGGTGAAAACCGGTTTCAGGATCATGTGATTCTCCTCGCATGAGAGCCCACATATGTCGCATGGTAGCCGAGAAGTATCGAGTCTTACCGTCGGAGACGACACGCCAGTTATCTCGCGCATACTTAGCAGTTCCGAACGTCAGCACCTTTACGACTTCATCTAATGCGAACGGAGGAAGCAGACTATAGTCTGGCTTATCACCGTCATATTTGATTCCGATTTGTTTCTTCTTCATAAGAAAGAGAAAGGAATAGGGTGAGAGCGAATCTTCACCCTATTCCTATATTTTTATCGAGCGGCCTTCTTGCTTCCGGAACGCTTAGCCGACTTCGCTGGCTTTTCCTCGGCGAGGGTGTAATAAGTGGTAGAGTTACCCTTACGATCGACCGAACGAATCGCCTCGATGTCGATATCGAGCGAACGGAGGTAATTCACGACGCGGCGTGGATCCTTGACACCTGCTTCGCGAGCTTCTTGTGCGGAGAACAAGTTACCCGAGAGGAGGAACGTCAGGAGAGCCTCACGTTGGCTAGTACGGTTGATCATGGAGGTCAGTTTTTGTGTCAGTTTCTTTGTCATTTTTGTATGTGTGTTGTTGTTTTTTGGACCCAAGAAAGGGCGTGGATCCTTGCGCCGTGAGATTGTTAGAAAGGATGTTCATCGAGAGCTTCTTCGACCTTGGCCACAGTAGAGTTGCTATCGGAATCGATCTTGGTATAGAGGTCAATGAATGCGCTCTTCGTATCAGGATCGAAGCGGGCGATGCACATCATGATCGCTTGCATACGATCACGAAAGATCGAGTATGCCTTGACGATATGGCAGAGACGGCGAGTAGAGATGAGTTCGTCGACACCTTCAGCCTCAAAGGTCTTACGAATAACACCGGACCAGGCAATCAGCTTATCGCAGAACGGTTTATCATCGACCTCAAGAGCTTCCATGTGCTTCCAGACGATGGAGTGTTCGATGGTCGCAGATGGATAGGATTGGTCGATCGTAGCCACAAAACGTTCAATGAATGCTTCGTCGATGATGTTCGCAGCGCTATAGCGACCGTCCTCGGATCCACGACCTTTGGTATTGGCAGTCGCGATCACATTGAATCCAGGCGCCGGAGAAACGACCTGACCGATCTTCTTGATCAAGACTGGTTTACCTTCGAGCACACCTTGAAGGCACATGATTTTATTGGATCCACGATCGAGCTCGTCGATCAAGAGGATGCAACCTTTTTCCATGGCTTTGATGACTGGTCCCTTATGGAACACCGTCTCGCCATTGACCAGACGAAAGCCGCCGATCAAGTCATCTTCGTCGGTCTCAGGCGAGATTTGGACTCGAATATACTCGCGCTTAGTTTTGGCGCAGGCTTGCTCGACCATCATCGTCTTGCCATTGCCAGACATTCCAGAGATGTAGAGAGGAAAGAACATCTTCGAGTCAATGACTTTTTTAATGGTCTTATATTCACCCCATTGAACGAAAGTTGGGTCAATCGATGGGATAAAGACATCATCATTCATCGCGGACTGGATCGGTTGTTGTTTTTCGATGGTTTGAATAAGGTTGACTTTTGCGGTGTTAGCACCGTCGCTCCAAGAACTCGAGCGAATGACGTAAGAACCATGGCCGATCTTATTGGAATCATCTAGAAATTCCTTTTTGATCTGATTGTAAGTCATGCCATTTTGGCGACCGACGTCATAGATGACGGACGACTTGAACGATGAGGTGTCACCTGGGAGGGACATGAGTGCTGCGATGGTTGCTTCAATGTTTGTCATAATGTAGTGAGGTAAAAGTTTAATGTATTAGCGAGGCTGCATTGCGATGGTAATCGTTCCAAGGGAGTTGTGAACTAATTGGAACACAGCTTGATTGCGTTTTGCCGCGGCAAGTTCAGCCGAAGTAGGGGCAAAGATGTATCCATTATTGGTGGAGCGAATTGCTGCGATAAGTTCAGATGTTGTCATAATGTAGAGGAGAGGTTGCTTACGAGGTTATTCTACCAAAAATGGGGCCTTTGTACACATCTTTTTTATCAAATGTCACAAAATGAGTGAATTTGTTTTCCATCCTTCCACATCGTGTAACCTTCAACCCCGATGCTTTCGCATTGTCCAGTGGCCTCGGAAGCAGCATAGGCGTTGCAAACGGCTTGGCAATAAGCCTCTTTAGGTGAAGAGGAAACAGCAACACCGTAGCGAACTGTGGTAGGGACGACTAAGTAATATTTGACTTTAAACATAATGTAGGGTGGTTTCAGTTACAAGAGGATCCTACCACAGAAAAGGCCGATGTAAATGCTTTTTTTCATTAAAAGCGAAAATAATTTAGGGCCCCTCGCCATTACCAATAGGTTATGCAACTAGAGTAGCGAACTTATTCAGGATGAGGCGGCTTGAGCGTTTGTCAGAGGTGTATTTTGTGAATGCTTTCGCCAACTTATTCTGACCGCCGTTGGTCGTCATATCACCTTCGACTTTATCTACGAAACCTTCTTCATCGTCTAGGACCAATTCTCCTCCGGAGATGATGAAATATTCGTTGAAGGAGAACCCATTCGGAATGAATAGGCATTTGTTCTTTCGAAGTTGAGGAAGCATATTAGTAACTTTTTCACTCGCTGTAACCCAATCTTTGACTTCGCCGCCTTTCGGATGGCGAAGAGCGTTGATCGCCGAGGTTTTGATTTGGCTACGAGAAGTAGTGATGAAGAAACCGATAGCGGTGACATCACATGTGATTCGAAGGTTTTCGATCAAGGTTGCATAGTTTTGTGAAGGATGACCACGATGAAGATCGACTTGACGACCGGCAATACGCGTACGATAAGGAAGACGATTGATATTCGTGACGTCTTCTTTTTGGTATTGTTTCGTAGTATTATCTGTCCCTAAGGTGAGTCCACCTCCATCGCCATCGGTCAAGAAAATTACGTTCATCTTCTGAACATGATGCTTTTGCTTGAAGCGTTTGACCAATTCATGGGCGATGATGATCGTCTCGAAGAGTGGGGTTCCTCCAAGTTGTTCGAATGATGAGGTAATAGGATCAAAATTACCGGAGTGTACATTTTCCGGAGAATTCATCAAGAACGCCTGGGCGCGCATCTGGCGACAAGCGAGATCAAACTCGTTCTTCTTCATCGAAGAATTCATGAGCTCAGTGACTTGGCAATATGCAAGCGAGATTTGCTTGCAATTAGTATTTCCACGGTCGTTTAATGCGTAATAACAAGAAGGAGTGGTGAACCCATAGACTTCAAATGGAATCGATACGGCCTTACAAAAGAAAATCAAGTTGAGTGTATGATTGATAACGTTTGGAATGTCATGACGCATCGATCCAGAATAGTCGATAAAGAAAATCATACCGTGATTCTTGGCATCTGCAAGTTTGGTAACACTCTTGAAGATTTGATCCTCAAACTTATACGAATGAAGACGATTGACGTCGATCGAACCTGTCATGGATCGTTGTGCCCGAGAATATTGGAAAGCAGCCTTCTTACGTTCGAACTCTTTCACCAGAAGGTTGACATGTTGCTTAGTTGATGACTTAAATTGCTTCCAATCCTCGGTGACCGATGACAAGGTGAAATAGTAATCATAATCTTTACCATTTTTACGTGATTCCATCACCTTTGAAACCGGAATGATCGAGTCGAGCATCTGTTGCTTAGATGGCGCCATCACTGCGTTATGATCGGTGAACGTCTGCTGCATGCCAGCGAGTTCATCATTAAGGTTGCTAAGAGTTTTGGATTGAAGAGCTTCGTTTAATTCTTGATTTGAAGGATCTTCGTTTTTGTCTTCAGATTGGACTTCCTTAGACTTTACCTTTTGAGTGTCATCTGGCTTCTCTTCGCCACTGTTAGTTTTTTGCTTAAGAGAATCTTCGCCGTCTTCTTTTTCCTCAGGATCTTTCTTAGAATTATCAAGGTCAGGGCTATCGACTTCGGTTTCTTTACCTTCGACGTCTTCTTCGCTATCATTCGGCTGAGAAGGAGATTGTTCAGGCTGAGAAGGAGATTGTTCGGCATTCTCATCTTTCTCTTGCTGCTCTTGCTTTTGCTTCTTCATCTCGTCTTTAGTCATCTCATAGATGTCGCGGCAGACGTCAATCACGTCATCGATGGATTCGGTAGCTAGGCAACGACGATAGATGACTTCCTCGGCGAGGTCGAGCGGGATATCCATTTGATTGCCGATCTTGCCTCGAAGATTAAGACGTTCAATAAATGACATCGAAGAGATGTCAGTGCCTTTGATCTTAAAGAAATCGTTCTCAATGAAGTGAGCATAACCGGCAGTGAATGAAGAGATGAGACCAGGATATTGATCTTGTACCATCTTCTCGATTCGAATATCCTCGACGATGTTGAGGACGTCGAACGGGCAATTAGGAAGAACTTCCTTGAACTTAGCGATGCCTTCGTCAGGAGTATAAAGGGCATGACCAACTTCGTGGCCGACCAGAAGGTCAGACACCGCCTTATTGGTGACATTCCACGTTGGAAGGCCGAGGATTCGATTCTTCACATCGAAGAAGGCGGTAGAATAGTTACCGACCTCGACGGTGATGTTCTCCTTTGCCAGGAGTTTTGCCAACATTCCTTGAGAGGTAGAGTTGACTAATGGAGTGGCTTCAAGCATGGTAGGATCTTACCCTACCCGGGGAAAATGTACATGCCTTTTTTCATTGTTTTTCATCGTTGATTACCAATCACTTATACGTGTTCGATCATTCTGGAGAAGTTTTTGACCTTCTCGAACTCCATTTTGCGCTGGAATTTTCCTTCCAGGGCATCTTGCTTATGGCTAATTACGAAGACATTCGTCTCGGCATCCAATGTCTCGAGGATTTTTAGTAGGTTATCTACCCCGTCCGAATCGAGGGAAGCATCGAACGTTTCGTCTAGGATCATGAGGTTTGTGTTCGCCGAGTTCTTCATCTTCGCTACCGCTCTCCAGGCAAATAGCAGACTCAGGTCGATTCGTTGCTTTTCACCCTCGGAAAACGAGCTGTAGCTAAAATCATCCCTATGACGAGACTTAATCTGCTCGTTGAAGCTTTCATCGAGGTTGAAAGATACGAAGAAATCCAGGATTTGAAGATAGTGATTGATCAACTTGTTCATCACCGGCAAATATTGTCGAATGATCTTCGTCTTGATACCTGTATCCTTGAGAAGTTCGGCGATGACTTCGTTATACGTCCTTTCCTCGATCTGATTCGATTTGAGGTCGCTCAGCACATCTTTCTCTTCACGAAGTGTTTCTAAGAAATTATTGGCAAAAGTGGTGTCGCTCTCGGTAAATGATTGCTGAAGGTACTTATTGAGGTTAGTGATACGGGCTTCCAGTTGAGTGATCATCATATTGTTCGTAGAAATTTCTTTCTGTAGGTCGCTGATATCATCATAGGCATCACTTGCCTCGTTATATGATTGTTGAACCTCAATCATTTTTATCTTAAGCATCTCGTAACCATCTTGAAGTTCGAGGGCTTTTTCTTTGCATCCATGAAGCTTATGCTCTTTCATGTCTCCCTCGAGCTTTTGTTGACAAGTCGGGCAATCATTATTGTCTTCATAGAATTTCGCCTCACTCACGACTTTAGAGATGTTGTCCTTGATCTGCTTTTCGTAAGATTGTAATGAAGTGCGAGTCTGTTGCGCCTTGAGTAAGGCATCATTGACCTCGGCGAAATGTAAAGAGTACGCTTCGCTATTCTTAGCATTTGTCTCTTGAAGCTGCTCGATGTTTTGTGAAAGTGTAGCGATCTCGTCGTTATACTTCGCGGCATTGTTCTCATCGATCTGTTTCAAGGAATCGATGTGAGTGCATTGAAGGATAATCTTTTCCTTAACGATGGTAATTTGATTCTCAGTGTCCTTGATCGTACCTTTCAATTTCGAGTTACGTTCTTTAAGAGCCACGTTCATCTTCGTAAAGATATTGATATCGAGTAAGTCCTCAATGACCTCACGACGATTGCCGGTGCTGAGCTGCATGAAAGGAATGAAGTTACTCGAACCGAGGACGACAACCTGATGAAAGCTCTTATGATTGAGTTTAAGGATATTGGTCTCAAGAAGCTTTTGATAGTCACGCGAATGAGATTCCTGATTGAGTAAGATACCATTCTGCCAGATCTCGAAGATATTTGGTTTGATACCACGAACGATCTTATACGCAGTGGCGTTGATCGAGAACTCTACGGACACGGAGCAATTCTTTCCGTTAATACTATTGACCAACTGTGGTTTATTGATCGCACGATGAGGTTTACCGAATAAGGCAAATGATAATGCATCGAGCATCGTCGATTTACCAGCACCATTGGATCCTACGACTAACGTAGAGGCACCGGGATTTAGGTTGACCACGATCTCTATGTCTCCAGAGCTCAGGAAATTTCTGTATGTAAGTGTATTAAATTTGACCATGATTATAATGCGTCCATCGTCTGTGCCTCGACGAATAGTTCATGAAGGCGACTCTTGATCTTATCTTTATCGAGCTCAGTCTCGATCGCCTCGACGTAGCTATTCAGCAATGTTCCGGTATCGGCCATACATATCGCTTCGTCCTCGATCGACTCGGCTGCATATTCAGAGAACGATTCGATGATCTTGATATCAAAAGGTTCGGCTGCTTGTAGTTTATCTATGAACTTATCGAAAGCGTATGGATCCTTCTTTGAATTTACGATTACCTTAATGAAGGTGCCTTTGGTATGAGACAAATCCTGGGCATTCACATACTCGATCGAAGAATCGCATGATGAGTCGTCATAGACCAAACGTTGAAAGATACAGAGCGGATTTCGAATCGCTGCTAATTCACGAGTAGCGGTATCAAGAACATGAAAATATTTTGGGTCATTGGCATCCGACCAGGTCAATTCATATTGAGTACCGAGATAATGGATATTACGATCCGAGCTTTTGGTGTGATAATGACCTGATAGGACCATTTCATATCTCGAGAATAATTCAGGAGCCATACCATGACTTACGAGAGGAGCACCCTTCATCATCTCAAATCCGTGCAATTCCAGATGAGATGCGATTACCGAGGCATTAGCAGTCTCGATAAACTTCATACTCTCGGCATAATTGTCAGTCGTAATCCACGGCAATAAACCGATGTTTAGTCCGTCATATTCTTTCACAGTGGGTTTCATGAATACGTTCACTTCCGGTGAATAATGTGACAGATATTCATTCAACGAGCAAAGCGAATTTGTATTCTTCCAATAGACGTCATGATTTCCAGGAATGATGTCCATGGTCATGCCATATTCCTTTAGCTTATCCAAGAACATCTCTCGATTACGCTGAAGCACTTTGTAGTTTACGTACTTACGATGCTCAAAATAATCACCGAGATGGATGATTTGCTTCACGCCTTCAGCGCAGCAATGCGGAAAGAAAATCTCGGAATAAAAGCGTTCCGAATAATCCAGGAATACATCGCTACCGCTTTTTACTCCGGCGTGTGTGTCATTGATAAGGGCAATCTTCATGCGTCTTCGTCTATGTCTTCGTCTTCTAAGGAAAAGAAAGTTTCAAGGAGTTTTAGATCAAGAATTGAGTCCTCGATATCAGATTTCTTCTGAACGGCAGCTTTACGAGGTTTACCAAACTGGTTCCGATGCGCATCGGCATTTTCTGGAGTCGATCCATCACCCTTAAAGAAAGCATCATTTTTAATTCGAATGCGTTCGACCATACCTTCGCCAGTATGAGAAGCATCATCACCGAAGTCGGCAAAAGCTCCAATACCAGAATGCTCCATGTAAAGGACCTTGATATCGGCCTGTTTCTTTTCCTTGGCGATGCGTCGTAGGAAAGCGAAGTAAGAAATCTGAGTGAAGTAGGCAAAAGCATTTGGAAGACCAGTTCGAGTAGCTTTATTGACATCGTAGTTAGTGATCGCCTTGACACAGTTTTCAACCGCATCCATCACCATCTCGTCTCGATAGGTGTAATTGACGAAGTTGTATTTGTGCGATAGCCCCTCACATATTCGAAGAAAGCATTCCCCGATATAGTTAGGTATGATCGGCACTTCTTTCTCAGCGGCTTTTGCCACATTCACAGAGCTGACATAGTCAACCACTGCCTGAGAGAAGTCCTTATTGTTTACGTAATGGACTGATGCCCGTTTTTCCTTTAGCGTTGCCATGCTGTTATTCTACCACATCCAGGGAGTTTGTACACCTAAAAATGATATGACCCTAAAAATAGTTTCGCCGCCGTGAATTATTTGGTGTACAATCCCAGGATTTATGGTATAATAGATTCAGTTCCAATTCAGACAATCAATTGTTCCAATTTCGATTAGGATATTGATGCTTGATTTTACTCCAATCAAAACCTTGATCTTCTTCATCGGCTACTAGATCATCTGGACCTTGATCTTGGTCAAGGCCAATCAAGGCTTCAAGCTTATTGATTAATAAGGCATCATAGTATCTCTTCTTAAGAATTATTGAAGCAGATGATTCGGTAGTTATGGATGATCTGTATGCTATCAATGATTCTGCTGTACCAAACGGGATATACGGTATCATCGCCGTGACAATGTCTCCATCTACATTTATACGCCGAAGTTCTAGGACATTCTTCAACTCGACGGCAGATTCATGAGCCTCGATCAATTGACCGATGATCTGTTCGCCGGTCGATAGGTTATAGACACGGATGTTCATTCGATGAAGCGTCTCTATGAATTCTTTGCTCATTAGCATGACATTTTTATCTCATAAAGTTTATAGTCAAAGCCTTCCTTGGCATAGATCTTAACTCTATCTATCGCATGCTGCATCGTATAGTTTTTTGTCTTTTTCCAGGAGAAGTTGTCAGAAATGTCATAGACGATCGTTCCTCTTCCATCGTCAGACTTTCGTAGTCCTCGACCAATGCTCTGTAGTACCCTGATCTGACTTTTGGTGGGTGCGGCGAAGATGATCTGATGAAGGTTCTTGATATTGATTCCAGTACTGAACGTACCCACACTGGCCACGATGATAGCATCTTTTTCTTTCTCGGTGATTTCACGAATCCTTTCCCTTTCATTGACGTCAGTTGATCCAGAGACGAAGAAAACCTTTCGATCGCCTTGCACCTTTGCTTTGATCATATCATATAACGGCTTTCCATGTTTTTGAACGAGGTTATAGAGGACCAGAGTATTACCCTTTTGATCGACGGTGAGGTTGGTGATGAACTTATTTCGTGGTTCACACGATACAATATAGTCGATCTCATCTTTATAGTCGAGCTTCGAAATGATCTTCTTGAGTTCATCAGAATAATCTAGGACGAGGCATTGAATCTTTAACGCTGCCAAGGTATTAGACTCAATCAAAGCCTGAGTAGTCGTGACGCGATGAACTGGCCCAAAGTTTCCGGTCAAGACTAATTCGTGAACCTGAGTATTGTCAATGGTGCCGGTCGTGCCTATACGAAAGCGAGCATTGACTAGTGCAGCCATAATCGTATTCAACGACTTGGCCTTGAAGAGATGCGCCTCGTCGCCTATGACCATACCAAACTGGAGGAACCACGATTTTGGAAGGGTGATCGCGGATTGCCAAGTGGTAACGACGACTCGGGATTCAAAGTTGATCTTCTCTTTACCGGAATAGATACGATGCACGTCGATCTCGTTATCAAAATATGTATCCTTCTGAGAATAATCGCCGAAATCCTTGAACATTTGCTCGACCAATGATGTAGTAGGAACCACGATCAGTACTTTTTCTTTCTCGTTCGAGGAATGATCCAGGAACCATCTCAGCATCGAGTAGATGATCAACGATTTTCCTGAACCGGTAGGAGATATGAGCAATGAGCGAGATTCCCTCAATGCATGAGTGATCGCGTCGATCTGATAATCCCGAGGCTTGATGATGTCCTTACCTCCGGTGATCGTCAACGAATTTAGATACGTCAACAAAGATTCCATCGATGGTACATCCTGCGGAGCCACACCGGCATCGAGCTTTAGTTCGTACCCGCGCGACCTAGCAAATTCTGCCAAGTGAAAGAGCAACCCGTACGGAAGTGTATTAGAACGTTGATCAAACAATCGAACCTTACCATCCCAGAGTTTGTTCTTAAACGCCGGCATAAATTTATAACCTTCGGCAAAGAACGTGAAAAATTCACCGACCTCCATTAGGATACCCGAATCCCGAGATTCGACGATGAGTGTCGCCTCGTTCTTTTTTCGAATCGTTATCATTACATGCCTGCAGTAAATTTCTTCCAATCGATGATGTTACGAATATTTGAATGCCTCCACTTAATATTGTCCATGATATCCTGAAGAGTCTCGACCATCACCTTTTGATAGTCGATCTGTGCGCTTAACTTACTTATATCGACATCGGTAGAATAGAATAGTTCCATATCACCCTTCATCGGTTTGGCCATGCCATTGAACGGATCATATTTCCATCCGCGTTCATCCATGTCTTCCTTCGTCATCTTGCCGTTATAATACATCCATTTGTCCTTTTTGAGGACAATGAATTGCGATTCGCGCCGTTTAAGCTGGAGCTTGGCAAGACTAAAAAGTTCTAGGTATTTTGAATGAAGCTTAGCGCTCTTCATAGAGGTCTCATCGATCATTACCTCGTCGATAACGGAATCCTCGGCCCACATCTTCAATACATCATCTAACGTCATACCTTGATTTATATCAAGAAATGAAGCTCATCTCATCAAACCTAAACGTAACGTCTGCCTGTAAGTATTCGATATCGGAGTTCTGAGTATTAAATTCGACTCCGTTGATCGCGGTCGGGAATGCCGAGGTGAATCTCACTTGTTTATTCACCTTACTTTTGCTTGATAAAATATTAAGAGTCATATCGCAAAATTCTAATTTACCCGCAGATAGCGCATTATTATTGAGCCAATCGAAGATTTCCCTATAGTTATTCATATCCTCATCGATCAACATTCGAACAGTCAACGTATCGAAACCTACCTTATCATCTGGCATATATCCTTGCCGGTTACGAAACGGTGTAGAAATTTCTCCGAGCGTTATAGTAGGTAACATTACTGTGGTGATGAAATACTCGACGTTGCCGTATCGAGTCGAATCCATCGTCAACTTGAATCCTACAGGCGTAAGGAAATTGCGATTGCTTGTCAATGAACTACTCATAAATCTATTTATGAAAAGAGAAAGGGTGTCATCCTTTCGAATGACACCCTTAATGATAGAACCCTCTTAAAGAGGATTCAATTTAACTTACGCCGAGTAAGGTTCTGGGGAAACACCGCCGAGGCCAGTGATTTCCAGCTTACGGAAGTATTGGTTGCTATTACGATGACCAAGCACTGAGGTAGAAGTACCTTCGACGTTGGAAGAAGTAACTGCACCACCAGCAAACGGGTTAGCAACGAGACCATAACGAGTCTTGAAGCCGATCTTCGGCTGGAAGCTGTTAGGATCGACGGCGCGAACCATCGTCAACGGAACGTACGGGCAATAGAACATACCAGCATCGTAGTTGTTCGAGCCGCGGAAACCAACGGTCGCGTAATCGGTAGTTGCATAAGGGTCAACGAAGACCTTCATACGACCATTAAGGACACCTGCGAAGGTGTTACCGGTGTCGTCGACATTGAGGTTGGTGCTAAGAGCAGGAGCATAAGCAAGGACACCAGCGGCGGCCAGAGCTGAAGCAACATTGCTCGAGCAAACGACGAAGTTACCCTTGCCGCGACGAGTGTCTTTGGCGATACGATTAGCTTCGACTTCCAATTGGAAGAGCAAGCCTTTGACCTTCTCAAGGAACCAACGACCGTCGGCTTCTGTGTCGAGGTTAAAGGTACCGGAGCCTTGGATCACTGAGTCAGTAGAAGCAGATGGGAAGTTGACTTCGTTATAAGCTGCGTCGAGAACTCCACCGAACTTAGCCTTCGAATTCACCGTGTTGATGATTTCGCGGTTGATTTCAGCAAGGATTTCGGTCGAGAGGATGTTAGCCAATTCGCCTTCGGCATCAAGACCGTGAACGGCCTTAAGGTCTTGTGCGAGTTCCATTGTGTACTCGGCTTTGAGGGCGCGAGTAACAGCAGTAACGGTTTGCTTCTCGATGGTGAAGCCCATGTTGCCGAAGCCGCCACCGTCGCCGGTAGCGCCTGTGCCAGTAGCATCACTAGTGAGTGCTTCACCGGCCGAGGTAGCAATACCACCGCGACGAAGACCACCTTCACCAGTTTCGCCAGCAACTGAGCCGGAGAATGCGGTGTCGATCGTGTTCATGAAGGCTTCCTTCGTGACGTCGGAACCACCATAGTTCTGATAGTTGCTCTTCATTGCGAAGATAAGGCCGGTAGGCATGTTCATCGGTTGAACCGAGGCGATGTCATAGGCGATCAGGTTAGGCATTGCACGACGAACGAGGGCAATAAGGACAGGATCCCAGTTGCTGACGGCCGAAGTAGTGGTGGATTCACCGAGGAAACCGGCTTGTGAACGCTCTTCTTGAAGGGCACGCTCTTGGTTTTCGAGCATCACAGAAGTGATGGCACGACGATAGTTGTCTTTGAAAGCAGGAGCGTCCTTGGCTTCAAGGATCGGGGCCCACTTCTTTTCGAGTTGTTCTGAATTAAACATAATAGTTATTCTTTAGTTGTTGGTTTGTGGTTTGGGATGTGTCTCTTTCAAATTAACCTTTAGCATTTGCTAAACGAGACACGGCGGTTAAATATTTTGCCATTGACGGGGAGATTTCATTTGAAAAATCTTCTCCTTCGACGATGGTTTCGATGGTTTCATATGTGGAATCACTTGATTCCTCCAGGGCTTTCACGTTGTCTTTGTTGGAGAAATACGCTTCCTTGATTGTTTCCACCTTATTGCGGAAAGTATCTTCAGAGACGAATTCGACATCTTGAACAAGGTTAGCGAGTTTCGCGGCCTGTGTGTCGGCTAATGTTAGACCAGCTTCAGAGATGATCTTTTCGCGAACGAGCGTTTCGACTCTTTCGTTAAGGACCGCCGCCTCGGCTTGTGCCTGAGTAGCTGCTTCTTTGATAGCGGCAAGTTCGACTTCCATATCGGAGACGAGATCTTTTTTGCTTTCAGGAACTTCAATGTAGTTTTCAATAAACACCGTCTTCAGAGCACCGATAAAGTTCTCTGCGATTTCGGAACGGAGACCACTTTCGATGGCGACCTTATTGTCTTCTACCCATGATTCAACGACATATGTCAAGTAATTGTCGACCTTCTCGGCGAGGTCCTCACGCATTTGCGCGGTTTGCTCGGAGAGTTGGGTTTCGAATTGCTCGGCAAGTTTTTCTTTTTCTTCACGAATTTTGGAAGTAACAGCAGCCTCAAAAATGATGGCAGCTTTTTCCTTGAAGGACTCACTAAGGTTAGCCTCGGATTCGGTCAGAGCCGTAAGATCAGCTTCGTAAGATTCATTCTTTTCAATTTCTTCATTCATACGACTAAGACGATCTAATACCAGATCTTTGCTTCCCATCTTACGTTGATTGAAAGCGATCTTTGTTACTGGCAAATCTTTCGACTTAAACTCGATTGAATTAGCAGAAATAGACTTAATGACGCCAAAGTTGGTCTTATCACCGACTTTATACTTAGCGACTCGTGCTTTGATTTCTTCTACGCCTTCTTCGATTTCTTCTTCTTCTTCTTCAGCAGCTTCTTCCAGAGTGACTTCTTCAGATTCTACAACTTGTTCCTCGGAAACGATAGTCGATTCCTGTTCAAGCTCTAGACCTTCGGCAAGTTCCTCTACGGTGACATCTTCGATGATGTCTTCTAATTGGTTATTTTCTTCCATAGTAGTAGTTTAACTTTCTTTGTTTTAGAGGTTGGAGAGGAAATCGTTAAAGATTCTCAATTGAGCCTCAGCGAGGTTCGAAGAAGTTGCTTTTCTGATTTCAGTCTCATAATTTTCAATTTGTTGGGGTTTGAAAATGCCATTCTCATGAATCCAAGAAACACCTTCCATGATTCCATTGACAAATGCCGATGGAGCAGAAGGATCCTGGACGATATCAACTGTTGCCAGTATGAAATCGTTTTTTACACTCGAAGAGCCGTTTCTATTCTCAACGGTTCCCATACCACGACTTGAGACGCCCAAGCGAACACCGCCTTCAATAAGACCTTTCACGATTTTTCCCATCGGGGTGTTCAGTATAAGCGCCTTTCCAACAACGTCATCGCCGACCCATTTGAGTTCGGTGATGCGGTGCGAAACTTTATCTAAATTGATCGTAGGACCATCCGGATGATTTAATTCACCGACGGCACGTCCCGACATGACTTGTTCAGTCACGTATTTGTTAACGGCGTTACGTAAGACATCACGCGGATAAACGCGACGATTCTTATTCAGCTTCTCGGCTTGCATGAAGACGCCTTCAATAAAGACATTCTTCTCTCCACCTGCTTGATTATTTTCGACGACGTAATTAAGATTAGCGTCGTTATGTTCTGTGATTAACTTCATTATGGTTGTTTGACGGCTTCGTCGAGTTCTTCCTCTTCGGGAAGAGTTCTTAAAATGTCTTCTGCATCTTGCTCGGGCAAATCCTTGACATAATTTGGGTTTAGCATCTCCTTCTTTGTGCCTTCTTGAACTTGATTGAAAACGTCCGAGGCCATAGCTACGCGACGAATATCCAATACTGTATTCACCTTATCGTTGATTGCAACATTAAACTCAGAGCGAGCTTCCTCGGCATTGCCATTCATAATGGCATCAATCAGTTTCACATTATTACTCATAGATTCTATTTATACTTTTTAAGATTTTTACTCTGTTGGTGGTTCTTCTTCACCAGGAGCACCTTCACCGTCTTCAGGAGCTAATGCTTCCTCAGCGGCTTTTTCTTCGGCTATCTCGGTATCGATACGTTCGATATCCTGATCGGACTGACGAAGGATGTTATGTCGAATCCAGGTTTGTGAATAATATTTACCGACATATGATTCGAGGCTATTGAGCATGTTGAGCCGCTCGTTTAAGATCTCAAATTCCTTAAGTTCGGTGAAATAGTTATCTTCACAAAAATCGACAGCGATATTTTCCTTGATTGTATTCCAATCGTCTTCAGTGATGATGCCTTTCAGCAATAACTGAACACGAAGCATATCAATGAACAGATAAGAAAACTTCTTACGAAGTCGCATCACAAACTTATGAAATTTAACTTCGTCTCGCGAGATCTCAGAGGCGCGACCCATATTGAATCCAGTCTCAGATATCAAACGACTAATAGGAACATTCAGCGCCCGATAGAGTTTCTCCTGGAAATATTTAACGTCGTCCATCTGACCAAGGTTCTCACCGCCTGGAAGGGTAGTGATCTCGGTACCTCTACCGCCTTCACGGCGAGGTAACCAGAAATCCTCAAGCATTGACATCGCCCTACGATCGTCTCGAATATCGCCGGTATTGGCATCATAGACGAGTTTGTTACGATACTTTGACATGATCGACTGGACATATTCCTCGGCTTTACCTTTTGGAAGGTTACCGGTATCGATATAGAAAATTCTACGCTCAGGGGCGCGAGAGATACGATAAATGACCAGAGCGTCTTCCATCATACGAAGCTGATTGACGAGCTTCAATGCTTTATGCATATTTGATACGACGCACCGCCCAGTTTCATCTACGATTCCCGAAGGAACATAAACGACTGCGTTTGTATCGATCTTAAGTTGTTGTCCGCCCCCTGCATTATTGAGGCCAACGTTATCGCCAAAGATGAAATATTCACCCTTAGTCTCGATCATTTTAACACCAGTTACCTTATCAAATCTAGAGGAAACTTCGCGAACTTTCTTGATTTTAGTAGGATCAATATATCGAACTTCTTTGATACCTTCTTTTGCTTTCTTAGTATCGATAATGATATGATAATAGAGTCTACCATCGATATACCATCTACGAAAGATCTCAGTACCATCACGATTAAATTGTAAAAGATCGACAATCTTTTCGAACTCGTCGCTGATCTTCTTCTTGATAGATTCGGGAAATTCAAGATCCTCCATTATCAAAGATACTGGAGCGCTATTCTCGGCTGAGACGATAGCTGCATCAGTGATATCTGAGATAGCCGCATCACACTCTGGAAGAGTAGAGGCATTGCGATACTTGATGATAATATCTTTTTCGTTAACAATGGCCGTGCCATCGATGTCGACGAATTGACCAAAATAGCCTGAAGACGCATTAACTAAAGAAGTACCTTCCTTGTCAGTAGGCGGCACGAAGGATACGATTTCCTCGTCCTTACCAGCGGTTATCTTCGCGCCGATCTTCTTGCTAATTTCGAATCCAAATAATTGCATAAAAGTATATATACGCCGTCACCACGAATAGAACATGGTGACGGCGTAGATGTTTAATTATCAGTTAGTCGTTGCCGACTCCCAATATTGATAATTCAATTCAACCGTGAAATCTTCGATAGCATCGTTGGTTTCATAGTTGAGTTCGATAGCAGAAACATTCGTGGGGAATGCACCGCGAATGTTGTAACTCTTTGTGACTTCACCGGCACGATTAAGTTGCTCGACTAACATATCTGTTTGATACAGAGTTGGAGTTGAGAGACCTGTATTGGTGACATGTGAATTGATACCGTTCATCCAACGCTCGAAGGCGTTACGAATTTCCATTCCGGAATCGTTGATAATAGTGATCGTCCAAGGTTCAAACGTACGATCGCCAGCGATCTTCAATTTTCTTCCACGGAATGACACTTCGATTGGCGCGACTATACTTGCAGGGAGAGTAGCACCTTTAATCATAAAGGATGCTAACTCACTGTTACCCTGTGCATATGCCGGAAAGTTACACGTTACCTTGAAAAGGTTAGCACGTGCTCCACCGCCGACTAATTTTGATTTGAAATCATCTACTCCTAAAGCCATGATAGTATTTATATTAAGTGTTTAAATTATTTTCCAACGATTTCATTGAATTCAACTCCAGTACGCGTAGCGATGAAGTTGAGGGTAATGAAATTGATCGAACGAGCGGGTTTGATATAGATGTCGGCAACGAAACGATTTCCGTCGATAACTTCACCCGTATTGTTGGTAGAATCACAGACGACTAAGAAGTCAGTGATACCACGACGACCCTTGACGTCCCGAAGGAACGGCTCGACCATATTCCTGAACATCGCGCGAGTGAATTCATCGTTGAGTTCAAACAGTTGATACTTAGCAGCAGTAGCGATCGATTTTTCTAAGGTGATGAACAAACGACGAACATTGATACGATCGAATGCACTTGCCTTGGCTTGACCGGTCTTGTCTCCATAAAGGAGTGTACCTTGACCAGGGAAAGTCACAATTGGATTGATACGAGCCTTATAAAGGTCGTCCCGATCGGCTTGTTTTGGGTTGTAGGCAATCTTAGTTGTACCAAGGAGTTGTCCACGATTAAAACCGGCAGGTGAGAACCAAGTATCTGCAACTTTGTCAGTATATGCGCAAAGACCAGCCATATGACCAGCAGCAGCGATATAGAGATATGTGTCGGTATACTTATTATACGTATAGATTGGAGTCGAATCAAAGACGAGGTAGCTTGAAGAAGTAACAACATTGAACTTATTCAAGACGTATGTCTTCTTATCTGCATCTGTACGAAGCGTACCAAGGTCGAGAGGAGCCGAGATGAATCCGACACAATCTTTACGACCATTAGCGATCGCGATCACGGCATTATCAATGTTCTGCGCTTGGGTTCCAGTATATGTCGAAGAACCTTGCTTGAAGGTTTCAGCAAAGACTAAGTTGATATCAATTAAATCTGGATCAGCAAAGTAATCAAGGGCAGCAACAATTTCTGCATCGTCTGCAGTTCCAGTAACTCCATTTGACAATTCAAAGTTTTTATAAGTGGGAGCAGTAGCAGCACCGATAAATTCATATGTACGAGTATTGGATAAACCTTGGTTAATTTTAACCTCAGCAACTCTTATTTGATCCACCGTTAATTCTGTTGCTGGAGCAACTGGTGTAAGAATCACTTTGATTCCATCAACTTCAATACTGATCAGATCTTCGTCAAAGTCTTCAGCGTCAAGATGAGTGTCGATAGCAAGTTTAATATCAGCAAGAGTCGCAAGAGTACCATACGTAATTGTAAAGGCAACAAACCCGTTAATCAAATCGGTGATAACCGATGAGACGATAACCCCATCATTAACATCTCCGCTTCTAACGAATGTTAAAGTTGTATTTTCACCTAATAGCGGATCAGACCAATTCGCAAAGAACGAAATATCGGGATTCGTAGTGATCGGATCACCTTCAACAATAACTCCGCCAAAATTCTCGGAAGTCGTTGTAATAAGAACACCAGGAACAGTAGCTGTACCCGGTGTTGTAAATCCAGAGGCGGTGGTCAATTCAAATAAATCAACAGAATCGGTTGTGATTAATTCATCGGCGCCGCTAAAGATAGAATCGAGCGATCCGGTATAGATATATGCAGATGTGGTGTTGATCACATCTTTATAATAGATGCTGGCGCCGTCTGCGGCCTTTGCGTTAGAGGCCAATGAAAGACTCGCAAATGATTCTAGCACCGAACCTGGAATACCAGTGAATTTTCCGGCTTTATCGATAACTAAAACATGAATTTCATCTGCACCTGCATTAGCTTCATCGGTCAATGGATTGATACCAGTAAGATTGGTGTTAAACTCAGATGATCCAGATGGAGCATCGAAATTCTCAGCGAAAAGTGATGAGCTATAGTCGTTAAAGTCGCCATATCCAACTTGTACTTCGATGCTATTACCGAGAGCGCCAGGGTAACGTCCTAAGAAAGCCTCGCCGAAATCCGCCGACTCGAATTCATCGAGGTTAGAAATAGGTACTGTCAAAGTACCTACTCCGGATTTAGCATTGCGGGCAGTTGCTGGAATTGCACGAGAGACTCGAAGAGTATTCGCGTATTTTAAGAAACTTGCAGCAGTAAAGAACGATTGTGCAACATCAGTTGTTGGTTTACCGTAGATTGTTGCAAGATCTTTTTCTGATCCGACGGTAACAACTTGGTTACCTGGACCCCAATTGAAATGTCCGGCAAATGCGCCGATCGAGGTCGACAGGGCCGGAATTACGTTTGTTAAGTCGATTTCTTTTACCTCGACTCCGGGTGAAACTAAAAATCCCATATGGTTATTCTTTCAGTGGTTATTGGTTAATGATAAGTATTCTCTAGCATAATAAGGTGCTTTCAATCGAAATGTATTTATAAATTCGAGAGTTCTAGAACGTACCCCATTCTCTCTGTGCCCTTAGCATCTCTTCATATTCTGGATTTATATCATTATGGGAGTTGCCAAATACGCCAAACAGCGGTACATCCTCCTCCATCTCCTTCATTCTCTCAGAATAGAGCAGCTGTTTCAGATCGATGGTAGATATATCACCGAATGCCTCTGAGGATACGAACCAGGAAAAAAGCACCAAATTCATCACCATATCATCGTGAGTCGAGTTGGATGCCTGATAGGATTCGCCTTTATGTTCAAATGAACTTAACTCATGAATTGTATTAATGTCATGAATCGTCAACTTACCAGATTCGATAAGGTCTTTAAGATTAGAACAACCGATACGTTTGACTCTCTTCGTCATGGTGACTCCGACACCACCTGCCTTAACAGTACTTTCGACGAAGGTATTTTCGTATTCGTATTCATGATAGACCGAATTGCACACCACCTGCCCGGCGTCATTGCTCTCGATCACGATCATGGCTTTGTTATAGAGCTTGGCTGTGCGAACAATCACATCCGGAAACAACAAAGGAGAAATCATATTGTCTCGAAAAGTAGCCACTTGTTCGAATGGCATGCTCGAGATGTCAATGATGGTAAATGTTGAATAGTCTTGTCCTCTACCTCGAGACACATCCACCATCATGGCATAATTATGACCCTCTTGCGGTTCGACATAGTAGTTTACGTCTCGATGTGTTTTGACTGGATCACGAGCCTGAAGGCCTAACAGTTTATCCGAGGAGATGAGTGTGTTTCCTGTTCCAGTAAATTGATTGCCAAATTCTTGTTCAAATTGCAATTCAGAAGTGTTGGCTATAGTTTGTTTTTTCCAGACTTCATCTCGTCCAGGAACATCATACCAATCAACTCGAAACGGCTTATATTCATTTGCGCCTTGAACTGCACCTTCCCAGAGCCGATGATACAGATTGCCAACTCCATTGGCGGTGGATGTGATAATCACCTTGGTGTTTTTGCCGGATGAGATGACTGGATACGTAGAAGTGTAGAACGTCTCAGGATTCTCAATGAATGCAAACTCGTCCAAGAAAATTATGTTGCAACTCTGTCCGCGAACCGAAGAAGAACTTGTCGCAGCAGCGAAAATCTTTGAGTTGTTAGAGAAAACGATTGATCCTTTGTTAAAGACCTTACAACCGGGCTGCAAAAAGAAAGGCAAGTTTTCAATCGCCAGAGCAATGCGGGATAGCATCTCTCGAGCGGTGGCGCCTTTGTTTGCCAAGATTGCGATGGTCTTTTCCGAATTGAAGATGGCATACCAAAGCAGATATACGATAGAACTTACCGATTTTCCAGATTGACGACAAGCCAGAACAATAGAAAATCGATTGATGTTAAAGTGCTCGAACATTTTATCCTGATAGGGATAGAGGTTGAATGGCACTAGTCCGTCATTGAGATTGATTACTTTGATATAGGTTCTGGCAAAATATGCCGGATCCTTCATGCATCTCTGATATTCTTGAATCTCGTGCGAAGTAAAGCTTTGCTGAACACCGTCAGATTTGATCTGCGAGTTGCCATTGTAGCTTTTTGGTGGTTCGTTACTCATCGTCAATATCAATCGTTTTCTGAGCATTCAAAAATTTCTGAAGCTCAGTCGTAGTACCAACGAAGATCGCATTGTTCGTCGTAGATGCACCACTAGCAGATTGATTTATATTCTTTTTAGAGATAGTCTCATGCATCTTCTTACGATCCCGTTGAAGAGTCATAAGCTGCTGATTCATATCGGCAGCCGTTTTGAACATATTCGATAGCACCTCAAATGCCCGGGGGTGTTCAGAATCAGTAGCTAGAGCCAGCATGGAAGATATTGCCTCATCGGATGTATCGATTAGTTTCTTGATACGCACCCTAGAAAAATCATAGTCTTCCTCGGTATCGGCATCGATCTTTGCTTGGTAGTCGATGATTGGTTGAACCGGTGACAATTGTGATGATTGTGCCTCGATCGGAAGATTTTGAGACAACGAAGCCAACATACTTTCTTTATCCTTCTTCATCGAATCCAAATGTAGTGATGACAGTATAGTCTTCAGGTGTATCATTTACAAGATCACCGAGTCTAACATTTACCCCATCAACTGGGTCGCTGATACCGACATTCATATCGGCGTGCATATTCGCATCAACAATCTTGATGACCGGTCGAGGAGCAGAATTTGTGTTTCCGATGAATCGTACTTTGATCGTAAAGTCTAAGGTATAGATCAACAACCTACGAGTAGAAGCAAAATCACCGTCATAACTATCCTGGAAATTTGTAGAGTTTAATATGATCGGTATATCGGTCAAGGTATCTGGACCCTCGAGATCTTTTACAGTGACAGTATATTCCGGAGTAAATGTAGGGACGATCTGCTCGAATATCTGTAGTGCATCATCCTGAGATCTCGACATGATACTCAACTGCATACCGATAACATAAGGCACACTCTGATATGTAGATATCCTATGATCAGTATCATCTGAGATTGGGAACGTACGTTGATTGATCTTATTAAGCTTCGAGGCAGAATCGTAAGCGATCGATGTCATCTCAAACGACATCCTTGGCAATTTAATCGCGATATCAGTAGGATATTCAGAAGATTCGTTCGTACGAATACGCATTAAGAAATGTTCCTTAGGACCATATGCCAAAGGAACTCGATTGACATTCATCATCTGTCCACTCACTACCTTTCCAGTATAGATGTTGTTGAACATTGTACCAAAGACAGAGACGATCTTCTTGATCGTACCGTTATAATAATATGATCCGTTTAACATAATTATGCGTCGTTAGGTTCCCCGAATGGGTTAGATTCGCTGAAATCGATGACTGAATTCCCTTGATCTTCGAACGGAGTATTCTGGGCATTCGGATCATTGTTATATGCAAATTCATCTGTATCGCTTAATTCGAAGAGGGAAGTGATCGTCGAGACAAACCCAGAATCTTCTCCAGTGAGTGTAGTCCCGACGGTTAATTGATGGAATTGACCATCATCGAAGTTAAGTGTAGACAGACGTTCAATGATCGTTTCGTCTTCTTTCCTTTTATATTCCAATAGTTCAGTATAACCAGTGACACCGGACGGTAATTCAATGAGAAGCTTCTCATTGATATTGTGCAGTTCGCCCTCTTCGAATTCGACCTCGGCATTGATCATCGTCGAGGAAGTACGCTGAAGCTTATCGACCTCGGCGATACCAGTATTGATCTCTTGATTTCCGTATTCGAAGTTCTCGCACGTAAGTTTGAATGTCGGCACGTTCTTTACCTGAAAGAACGGCTTCTTATCCTCGACGTAACGAATCTCAAATAGCCCCTTCGAGAGTGGGATATAGATCAAGTCACCTTCACGTGGACGAACGGATTCCTTTGTAAATCCCTTATGCGCGACCAATTGATTCCATCTACGACGACTAACAGCAAATGTGATTTGATCTCGAATCTCGAAACCAAATTTAGAATATAATTTTCCGTCTCCTTCGAGACCATCGATCGATTCGATATACATCTCGATCTTGAATGCCGAATCAAATTTACTTAAAGTATCTTCGTTGAGGATCGTATCGATAGAATAATATGAACGAGGCAAGTACCAGATATCAGTACCATAGATTTGCATTGCCTCTATGATTAATTCTTCATAAAGATCTTGCTCGGATTTTACTCCATTGCTTATATAAATGTTTCGAGGCATCTTTGGTATGCGTATTTATTAGCCAATGAAGAAATCCGCAGGCATAGAGAAGCGAAGCTCGAATTCGGTCTCAATCTTCTCGATATCAGCCTTCGCTTCTTCATAAATCTTAGTGCCATTAATCGTGACTCCGCCTGGAAGTTGCATACCCTCGAACTTACTAAGGTTTTGACCCCACTGACGTTTTAATAACGCCGTTGTATATTTTTTCAGGATCATGTCATTATAGATCTTTGGATATTCGACAGGATTCAAGGCGACGTATCCTTCCATAATGACGATCTTTCCGGCCTGAAGAGTGTGTTTCCAATCAACAGCAATCGAGAGACGATTTTGGTGACGAGAGAAGATGATCTGCTGAGTCATACCATTCAACTCGAGCTCAATCATATTCATGTACTGTTTTGTAATCTCATAGTTAACGATCGAACCTGGATCACGCAATGAATAAATGTCTGACATCATCATTTGATACTGGACCGAGAACAAATCTGTTCCCATCATTGATGAACCTTTCAATGGAAAGACGCGATTGACGTAGATCAACTCATCAGGAAGAGTGATGTACGTATTTTCAATATCCGCGGAGGTCAATGTATGCTTGACGAACGTACGAACCAACGCGTCCGAATGATAGGTCTGATAAAATTGAATGGCTTCATCGACGCGATCATTGATTTGCTCTTCGTCGAGGTTAATCTCTAGGACCGGAGCGCCTAATGAACGCAAACAATAATCAATGAGTCCTTGTCTTGTTGAAGGTGATGCCATACAGGCTATTTATAAAAGTAAAACCATCAGCGCTGCCAAAGTGTTTTACTATATTAAAATATAGTAAATAATATTATTGTGGAGTACTGAGAACAGTAATAGCCTCTTGAATAGTCTCCTCAAAACGGAATGGAGCAATTGGCCAGTTGCCATTTGATGCTGGATTTAAAGCAAAGGATACCGTAATGCCATTAAGCCAATTGCGTACAGCAATCAGTTTTTCTGAACTCTTGTTCTCTGCGGCTAATTTAGCTTCAATGTCCATAAGTGACAGCACTTTAAGGGCGCTAAAACCTTGTCGCTCAATCCACTGGTCTACACCCGAGAATGGTAGTTGTTGTGGACCAAACATTCGACGCAGTTGCATCTTTTCGGTAAAGGTTATTAGGCCTCCATTTTCATAAAAGTACAAAATTGGCGGAGTGGCGGCGCGACCGGCATCAAAGGTGGAGGCAATCTCGTCCGATATCTCAACAACCGAGAGGTGATTCATCACGTCCTGCGGTTGTGCGGCGGGGCGATGATCCTCGACACGAATGATTAAATTGCGGGGGTTTAGTGTAGCGTATTTCATAGTTCGTTAATCCAGTTAAATTTTTGATTAAGTGCTTCGGAAAGTTGTCGGCCGAGAGTGTCGTGCCAATCTGGTTGAAGAGCAGTCACCTTTGGTTTTACGGTATGATCACCAAATGGCCAGCCAAGTTCATGTTCAATAGTGTATTGCTCAACATTTGTGGTGTTGTGGATAAAGGGTTCTTCGCCAAGGTAGTCCCACACTTTTTCCATTGTACGCTGCGGGTCAGAGGTCAAATCTTCGGCATGAACAAAATGCACTTTATTAGCGTGAACCCGAGCAAGTTCGTGAATTCGTTGTATGGCTATACCTATTGGAGCGCTGTCAAGCCAAAATTGGCATCGACCTTCGACTGTTTGAATGCGAGCCGTATCGGCTTGGTTGCCCTCCATTTGAAAACCCGGATGAGCTTGAAACTTTTTCTCCATGCTTGAAAGAACACCACGAATGTCACGAATAGGTACAAGAAGTTTAGCATCGGGGAAAAGTTGGAACAGCAGATTAGCTGATCCGATCCAACTGCGGCATTTGTCAACTACTATTGGACGATCCGTTATGGAGTCAAAGGAGTTAACAATACCGCCACGCATAAAGTCAGAAAACAATTGTTCACCATCTTTTGGTTGTGGAATGCTACGGAATTCTTCGGTCTTAAAGAACGCCTTTGATAAGTACATAATCTCATGCACTCCACTTGTTGCAGTAGCATGAACCCGAGGATTTTGTGCAAGCAGATTTTGTAACAAGGTACTGCATGCTCTTGGAAGTCCAGATGTATAATGTATTGTTTTGCTCATATATTATATATCAAAGATCATCAACGACGGTTAATCCACCAAATGTTGTGCCATATCCAGTCGCTCCATTTGGAACGTGGATTTCGGTTGTTAAAACATTTACAAAAACATCAACTCCAAGTGTTGGGGCAGCCATTGCTAAACATGCGATGTAATCTAAGCTATTGCAATGTATGAACGCAGTGTCACCGATACTAGTGACGCTACTAGGTATCGTTATACTAGGCAATGCATTGGATAAAGCCAAAAACCCACTAGGAATACTTACTATACCATTACTGAGTGTCATGCTCGTCAGGCCAGTGCAGCCAGAGAAGGACTGTATACCCATGCTAGTAACGGTAGATGGTATTGTTATGCTTGTTAACCCAGTATACATAAACGCATAATCACCTATACTTGTAACGCTAGATGGTATCGTTACGTTTGCTAAAGCGGAACAGTCGACAAATGCAAAGCCGCCAATGGTTGTAACGCTATCTGGAATAGTGATGCTTGTCAGGCTAGTGCAACCTTGGAATGTACCGTTGTCAATGCTTGTAACGCTATCTGGAATAGTGACGCTTGTTAGGCCAGAGCAGTTGTAGAATGCACTGTTGCCAATGTTTGTCACGCTATCTGGAATAGTGATGCTTGATAAGCTAGCGCAACCCTGGAATGCACTGTAGCCAATGCTTGTAACGCTATCTCCAATAGTGACGCTCGTCAGGCTAGAGCAACCCTGGAATGCACTGTAGCCAATGGTTGTAACGCTATCTGGAATAGTGATACTTGTCAGACCACTGCAGCCGTAGAATGCATAGCTGCCAATGGTTGTAACGCTATCTCCAATAGTAATGCTTGTTAAGTCAGAGCAACTACGGAATGCATAGCTGCCAATGCTCGTAACACTATCTCCAATCGTGACGCTTGTCAGGCTAGTGCAGCCGCTGAACACATAGCCGCCAATGCTCGTAACACTATCTCCAATCGTGACGCTTGTCAGACCACTGCAGCCGTAGAATGCATAGCTGCCAATGGTTGTAACGCTGTTGGGAATAGTGACGCTTGATAAGCTAGTGCAGCCGTAAAATCCTCCGGCGCCAATGCTTGTAACGCTATCTGGAATAGTGACGCTTGTTAGGCCAGAGCAGTAGTTGAATGAATACTCGCCAATGGTTGTAACGCTATCTGGAATAGTGATGCTTGTCAGGCTAGTGCAACCTTGGAATGTACCGTTGTCAATGCTTGTAACGCTATCTGGAATAGTGATGCTTGTCAGACCACTGCAGTCGTTGAACGCATAGCCGCCAATGCTTGTAACGCTATCTGGAATAGTGATGCTTGTCAGACCACTGCAGAAGCCGAATGCCCAGCTGCCAATGGTTGTAACGCTATTTGGAATGGTGACGCTAGTTAGGCCAGTGCAACTTTGGAATGCATAGTTGCCAATGCTTGTAACGCTATCCCCAAAAATAACAGAATCAAGATTGGAATTACTATTTTGCAACAAGTCAGGTATAATTGTATTTGGATAATATTCGATTGTCGAGTCAGAATAAGTAAAAATTGTTTCTATGCTTCCTTGACCATGCCCAGTTGTTCCTGTAGCATAAAATAATTTTCCAGTTAAATCGGTGGTATATTCACTGGCTCCAGGAGGAAGATACTCAAATGTTAATACTCCTTCTCCTTCAGGCCCATTACCAAACATTATGGCTAATGCATAATATGCATTAGCGGCCATTGTAAATGTACCAGTCACTGGTTGTGGACCATGAATTCCTCCGTTTGACACTACGGCATTGCTTATTTCCCTAGCAGCGTCTAGAGCATTTGAGCCAAGCCACAAATAGCTTGCATCATCTGAAGTTATTCGAAAACCATATTCTCCGGATATAGTTGGTTTAAAATAACCTCTAACAATAAGACTTTTATTATTATCTCCAGCCGCGGCGGAATAACCATCATCAATAACTGAAGAAATACTTTGTGACAACAGTGGACGACTTACCGCTGCTCTTTCAGTTGGTCCAGCCACTGGTGGAGGACCAAAGTAGAACAATCCGGCACCTACATGTGGAAACAGAACAGGCGGTTCATATGGATTATTAAAACTAGGATTTTCTGAAAATCCGTTTTCATACCAATTAGGCGATAGCAGAAAATTGCCTAAAGTTGTTATTTGAAAATCACCACCTCCAAGTGTAGCAAAATAGGAGTCGTTCAATAGTCTAGAATTAAAAAACGTAGAGTCATCTTCAAAATACCCTTGATATTTTCTTTTAACAACTCCATCATCTAAAGTTAGCCCGGTAATATCACTGCCCTCAAATGAAGTGCCAGAGATTGCGCTGACATACTTGTATGCCAAACTCATTCCAAGACAAAATTTAATTCCTTCAAACATAAAATTAGAATACAGCGGGGTTTAGATGTATTAAACACCCTTGATAAACGCTTTTGATCATGTGATTATTTATACCCTTAATCGCCACATGGATCCTATGAGTATAGACAAACATAACACCACAAAATATTGAATTGTTATCACTGAATCATCAATCGTATTTTCGAACGATAAAAATATTTTGCCGACAAATGTTAAAAGTATCAGTGCAAGTAGACACAACATTTGTCGAGTGTTCATAGCATTATTTGAAGAATTGTTTGTGAGCGTTTTTCTCAAACTTCTTTCCAATGGCGATCAATCCATTGATGATTTCCGGTGAAATGACACCGATGATGCCATATGTCATGGCTTTATATAATGAAGAAATATCAGTATGCTCTAATAAGAACCAAGCGATCGTAGATGCCAGAGCCGCAATGGTGATCTTCTTAAGCTGCTCGACAAATTGAAATTCTTTCTCGCTTGATATCAATCGGGCTAACATTCCGCCGGCGCCGATCAAAGGGATAATCCATCCGCCATTTATGAATTCTTTAAGAATAGATTTTTCCGGTTCCATAATTTAGGGTATTTATGATATTATGGTTTCCAAGCGAATGGGGCGTAAGAAGCACCAAGTAATTTGTATGTCACCGCAAATGATGTAGTATTCGTACATATATTTGCTAAAGACCAATAATCTCCCATCAGTGTACCTAATGCCGCGGGATGAGTGAAAGATCCAATGAGTGCGAAATTACCGCCGGCCTTCGATTGATACAGATATAACGTAGATCCGTCCCAGACTATCAACCATCTATTGTTATAAGAAGGAGACGCTTGTAATGGGAATGAGGTCGACGTTTGTACGGTTGAACCCGTTGCTAGTCCATTATTGATAGATATCGACGCTGTGTTATTGCTATTATTCCACGTCACGGCAAATCCGCCTGAATCTACGGCATTCGTCGATAGGGTAGTTTGATTGATGCTATTAGAACCGATGATGAATCGTGTTAGAGTGGGAGTTCCTGCTTTATTGCTATTATCGTCAATCAGTACAGAAAATTTCTGTTGTGTCATCAACGAAGTCCGCGGTGACTCATCTCCGGGTCTTGCCAGCGGACTAAAATAATTTGGATCGATGCTACACACACGATACGTCGCGTTAGGGGCAGCGTTGGCTAAATTCTGATAAAACCACATGCCGCTTGCCGATGAACCCGAAGAATATGTAGCAGTTCCGACCGTTTCTCCCCAAGGGAACCCGATCGGAGCATTTTGCCAGATATGATTGATCGTTGCCTTACGAGTCATTACTTGATTATCGGTCTGATATGCCGAGGCGATCGAAGTGTTAGTCTCGTCCATCGTCTCACCGATATAGATCGCGTCCTGGACAATTAGACTCCTATGACTGTATACGCGAGGGATCGTAGCTATATTCCAAGTATTAATCGGCGCTACCGTCGAGGCGTCATTGAAAGTCATTCCGCGACTTAACTCGGTGATCGTGACGATCAAATTCTTAGGAGCTTTTCCTGAAGGGATCGATATTGCTATACCTGTTCGATATACTGCGGTGCCGGTGCCACCCACCGTGATGTTTCCACCGTTCCACAAATATACGTTCCAGGGTTGAGCACTCGTAATTCCCAATCCAGTATCAGGTCCATTTCCGTGACCTCGTCCAGTTGATGCCGGCATCAATCGAATGAATGTCGGCGTCACGCTGGTAGTCGTAGGAAGCGTAGTACCAATATTTTGACCAAACGGCCCGACTGTATTTGATAGTTGTTCGTATCCACCTTGATAACGATAAGTCGTCGTACCGGACTGTGAGCCGGTTCTTGATGAAATTTGTATCTCGAAAGCCACCGACCCTTCCGCACAATAATATTCTCCGATCGTTTGGGCGGTTCCAGCTGCGATCTGCTCTTGAAACGATCGTTGAATAGCCGGAGCCGCAGCGACCGCAAATCCCGCAGTAGCGCTGGCGACACCACGAGCACTCAAGGCGGTTAATACTGTAGCTGACTTCGCCGAGACTTCAGCTGTAGATAATGTACCGCTAGGGGATAGTTGAACTAATGCCATATGCGTCTATTTATAGTATCGCTGAAATAATAAACCGATAACAGTTATTTACAATTTTAAACTCAATGATAGTGTTAGAACAACACTATCGAGATCGAAGCAGTCGTCCCGGCCTCGATAATCGAATTACCAGCGAAAGGATAGAGACCAGCCTTTACAGGAAAGGTGACCTCAATATCGTTTGTACCAGTGATGTTCAAGTTACCATCAGTGCCGATTAGCAATCCTTTGAAACTTTTTCCATTTGCCTGGGAATATACACCATCCGTAAATACACACTGTTCATAAACGACAGCCGAATCATAAACTCTTGAAGCATTTGCACTCATATGTTTCTATTTATACTTTGTTATGGTTGATTGGTTACTACGTTCCATGCGCCGCCAGGTCGTGTACTCGATGTAAGTAATTGATAGTAATAATAACCATCATTGATGTTTGTGGTCGTTCTTATCGCCGAGACGCCGGCACCCGTAAGAGCTCCACTAGTTGCAGTCGTATACGTAAATACATTGGGATTACCAGTAGTTGTAATCGGAAATGTTCCTTTAAATGCTTCCTGAAAATTAGAGTCCGAAATCGTAGCAAGACCTGTTCCGATAAGAGCTCCGGTTCCAGTAGTCTGATATGTAAAATTATCGTTATCAATCTTTGTGATTGTAAATGTACCTTTAAATGCTTCCTGAAAAGATGTCTGACTTGTATCACTAATAGTAACAGTATGAGTAGCATTAAAACCATGAGCAACTAAGTTGACAGTCACAACATTACCTACACGTACGAATTTAATGCCAGATGCTGTTTTTATATTCGAAGACGTTATGGTAACAAGTTGACCATTAGTATAACCATGCGCGCTGGGTAATGTGACTGACACTGTATTACCCGCGCGAATAAAACTACCACCGGCCGGGTTTATTCGAGTGTAACCTGCTCCAATATTGATACCTGGCGCAAGAAGGGTTTGATTGCTTAGTCGATTTCCTCCCAGATTTAAGTATTTTCCTAATTGGGTATTTGTGGCGAGATGAAACGCCCTTAATATCTTATTAATAGAACCGACATCTAAATTCGTATTAAACGCATGAAATTTATTTAACGTGTTTGGCATCTGAGTGACGCTAAGTAGTGCTACAGCCGATTGATAGAGGCTGACTGCCGTATCATGGCATCTAAATGTTGCCAACACCGCTAAGCTATTTAAATTAGGAATTTCTCCATTAACACCAGTAACACTTATACCTGCATTTGGAGTGTTATCATTGCAATTGAATTCTATTAAATTATTCAATCCAGTTAAAATCGGAATAGTACTACTAAGCCTATTATTACTACAATCAAATATCTGTAGGGTAGTAAGGGTGGATAAACTAGGAATAGAATCGGTAAGCTGATTACTCGCGCACTTGAATATCTGTAAAGAAGTGAGTGTACTTAAATTCGGGATATCACCAAATATATCATTACCTCCACAATTAAAGTCTTTTAACGTAGTTAATCCAGCCAAACTTGGAATAGAATTACTAAGATTATTATCATGACAATGGAATGTTTCCAAAGAAGTTAAACCGACTCCGCTTAAAACTGGAATCCAACCGGTTAATAAATTATCATAACAGACAAACGTTTTTAATGCACTTAATCCAGTCAAATGTGTTCTTTCGGGTTGAATACTTCCAGTAAATGCATTTCTATAGCAAGAGAATGTCTCCAAAGAAGTTAATCCAGCCAAACTTGGAATGCTTCCGCTAAGTCCACGACCCGGAGCGCTAAATTGTCCGGCGACATATAAGTTTTCATAACATTGAAAATCAACAAGAGCAGTGAGTCCAGCCAATTCAGGAAGAGTTCCGGTTAACTCATTTCGATAACAATAAAATCTATCCAACAGTGTTAATCCAGTTAAACTTGGAACTCCGCCGGTATGTTTATTCTCATAGCAAAGATAGCGAGTCAATGAAGTCCGAGTGTTTATGTTCGTCGGAATTGTCCCAGTAATCTGATTATTACCATAGTTAAAAACTGATATAGACCCAATTGGTGGAAAATTGGCATTTGATATAGTTCCTGAAAGATTATTTGTATATAATCTAAAATATTGTAGTGCGGTCATCGCACTTAAATTAGGAATTGAACCCGTAATCAAATTATTAAACGCCTCTAATGTATGTAAACTTTGAAGGTTTTTATAACCAGTAAGCGCTGAAATATTGTTATTATTACATTTAAACGAAGTCAAGTTTACAAACGGAGATGTATCTATTGAACCACCTAGTTTTGCAGTAACTGTTGATGCCCCGCATTCAATTGATTGAACTGCCGCTGGACCTTTTTTAGGAAGTAATCTAATTGTTGGCATAGTTTATGCGCTGTATGTATGCTCGAGAATCTCATTTGAGTTCGCGGTCTGTGGAAGAGTACTGTCTCCCCACGATATCACGATCTGGCTAGCATCAAATGTAATTATTTTAAAACCATTCAATGTAGTAGTCTTTGGTCCAAATGTCCAAAACGCTCTAGCTCCCACCTGGGCTGTAGCGGCACGTTTAAAATCTACTATGTTCATATTAATATAATATACCTATTGCGACGAATGTCGACGAACTTGACTTATAGATATATATCGCCGAATATGCTATCGTATTATTAAAGGGAGTCGTCGTTCCGTTGATCGTATCAGTATTTCCACCAGCTTGAGATTTTCTAAGGGTTAATGTTAATCCTCCGATATTAACGATACCGATACTCCATCCGTCGGATACTGCAGATGCCGCAGGAAGTGTAAGAGTAGTTGTACCGGATACATGATATATATTCCCATTATTTGCTCCAGTAAATGTAATCGGGCCGCTAATCGGTAGGATAGGAGCATTATTACTCACGGCATCTTCGATACCATAACCGGCTAATGTAGTCGGATTGGTTCCGGTAGTGACTCGTCCATATGTATCGACAGTGACGCTTCTATACGTTGAAGGAAACACAATTCCAGAGGCTAAGTCGACTGCATCGGCGTCGACCGTGAGGGTAGTAGAGTTGACGTTAAAATCAGTCCCGCCTACTAACGTTAAGCCATTACCGGCAGTAAACGTTCCGGCTCCGGAGAATTGAGTGAAAAGGAAACGACTCCCTGGGGTATCAATCCCGTCGATAGTTGTTACTGCCTCGGTTAATACCCAACCAGTATCTGCAAAAGTGCTACCGTGACTGACGAATATGAAATCACCGCCGGCAGTTTCTACCGGTTCGTCGAAATCTGTGGCACGAATCAATTCAGTACTCGTCGAATATGTGTATACGCCGTTATGTGCCGTGTTAGTTTGACCGGCGACAATGATTCGCGCACCTACCGTAAGCACATCCGCGTCATCATTGAGCATTGCCACAGTCAAAGCATTTGACGTTGTCAACTTGGCTCCAACACCTGCAGTCCCGGCGGTGTATGTGACTGTTCCTGCGCCACGGGATTCTAGCGAAGTTCTTAAGATGACGTGTGCAGAAGCATGAACATGCAACCCTTGGGCAAGGGCATCGACATATGCCGTCGTAGCTAAGGTACCACTTGTAGAAGGGAGAGTCCAGATACGATTACCGGTCGTTACGGTTGCAGGAGAAAGTGTATCTGTTCTTTGTACCGAACCCGAATCATCGCGTAACCATTGCACCGTAGCATCGTTCGCAAGGTTAAGACGATTCGTTGATCCATTATATTGAAGTCCGATAGATGTAGTAAAGGTAGGACTAGCGATCGGCGCCTTGAGCGCCATATTACCATTCAGTTTGCCGATCGCGCTAAGGATGGTATCACCGGTAGAGATAGTGCCAGTCGTAGAACTATAATTTGTCAACGTCTTACCAGTAACGACAGTATTGAGAATCGTATTACTCGTAGCTGGTCCTGTAACATCTCCTGCAAGAGTAGTGCCACTCGCGGCTATACCATATGCCTTTATCGCTCCGGTCGAATCTTTATAATATATCTTATCATCCGCATAATTGAGTGCCAATTCTCCGAATTCCAGGAAAGTTGAAGAGGGTATAGATCCTATTACGCCGCTATGTTTAACTTGTATCTTTGCGTTGCGATTGCTCATCGAAATTATTTATATGAATGATTGAGGCGAACGAAACCGCCACTGGTATTTATTAAGTATATAGAGTTTTAGGTCAAAGCGATTGATTTCATGATTCCCCCATCGTTAGCCCAAAGTTTCAATACATTAGTATTGGAATTCTTCCACATCTCAAACGTACCATCAGTGATGTTCGATGTTGTTGGGTCAGAAGAAGAAGTATAAAAAGTCTGTTCATCAAGAGCAGATTGTAATCCAGAGACGTCGCCGATCGTAATGTTGCCATCATCTTGATCGTTCAATACTGCCAATGTCCCGGTAGCATTAGGGAATGTCCAGTTAATCATCGAATCTGATAGGTTTGATACCTTGATCGTACCATATTGTTGAGCATTCGGCGTAGGGACATATACCGAACCATCCGTAGAAAAATACCATCCACGGGTAATAGGATTATCCGGATCACTTAGATCGACGGGTTCCAAGGAGATACCCTCTCCGCTTCGAATATGAAATCCCATACCAACATTAATTGATGTATCATTGCGATCAAAAATAATTCCTGGCCCAGATGGTATTGATAGACCCCCGTCTGTGCCAAGGATAACACTATTTGCGCCATTAACTAATCTATCTCTAGAAGACTGACCGACTTCATTACCTGGATCATATGCACCGCTGGTGACGCCAGGCATAACTTCGATTTGTCCTTCTGCAATTCTTGTTACTCGTCCATTTGATGTTTGAATTATCTCTACATCAAATAAGTGACGTCCGGCTTTTATGGCAGCCGTTACCTCTGATTCCAATGATAATGTTATTTTACCATTTGTCGGAGTTGGTATAGAGATGTCAAACGGATAGTAAGTCGTAGAAGTGTATGATTTACGAATCGTTCCTCTTGCAGTATAGCCGGTAAGATCAAAGTCAAACACACTATTTTGCGCCGCGTTAACGATGGTAGAAAAGTATGATCCTTGGTCGATTACGAGATCAGAATAGATTGCCATACAGCTATTTATAATACCCATATATATTATATGTCAGCGCTACAAAATGCTCCAACGAACGATTTCATTGAATTTAGGAAAAACATATTATCATCATTTAAAGTAAACGACGATATTATGACAGCTCTTCAGATCGTCGATATCAACGTGACCGAATTATGTACGCGTAAATGTGTATTTTGCCCTCGACATGATTCTAAGATCTATCCGAATAGAAAATTAAATATGTCTAAGGAAACGTATTTAAAATTGGCAAAAGATCTTGCTGAATTCAATTATGCCAATCAAATAGTGCTGGCCGGATTTAGTGAACCGTTACTGCATAAAGAAATCTTTGAAATCGTAAATACCTTTAAATCGCATCTGCCGAATAATAAAAACCTAACGATCACCACTAACGGGGACGTGTTGACCGAAAAGACGGTACACGGTCTTTTCGAAAATGGATTAGATTTACTCAAGATGAGTCTATACGATGGACCAGAACAAGAAGATCATTTCTTAAAATTATTTGATAAGTGCGGTATTGACTCTAGCAAATATATCATAAAACGATTTTGGTACGGTCCCGAACAAGAATACGGCATGGCTGGCATCAGCAATCGAGTAGGAATGATGAAATTAAACGATAAAGATATTCCTAAAAGGGCATGTTTCATGCCCTTCAATTCGGCGTTTATTGATTGGAACGGAGATGTATTATTATGTACTCACAATTGGAGTAAAGACATAAAGCATGGAAACATTAACGATTCATCGTTAAAGGATGTATGGTTAGGGGAAAGTGTGAGTAAGATTAGGAAACACCATCTTGAATTTGGGAGATGCGGAATAAATCCTTGCCAAAATTGCGAGGTGCACGGGCAAGTATATGGAGAAAATAGTTTTAATGCGTTTAAGAAATTTTATTCTTAAAATCGAACCAAACATTTGAATATTCGCAATCTTTATATTCATCCAACCATGGACCTCCTTCTGTAAAATGAAGAGCTTTAGGAGATCCATCTTGGGGTTCTTTGTAATAATCTACTAACCAATTCCATTCTAGAGGTAAAGAACCAATTTCGTCATCTTCTAAATATTTGAATCGATGTAAAAACGCTCCCGATTGATTATTGATTGTCAATGGATTTAACGTTTTTATTTTTGGGTGTTCGTTATTAAACATCATAAGACTACTCCAATTTTTCTTAGGAAATATTGATTGTATCTTATTATTCATTTTTATATTACTAGTGGGCACATAATCATGCTTACAACACATCACTGCGTATCTCGAATCATATGATTCGATTAGTTTATCGATTGAATCTAAAAATAAAAAATCACCATCACAAAAAATACTTATTCCTTTAAAGTCGCATAAGTACGGCGCAAAAAAACGAGCAAACGCGAATGGAGTGCTTTCATACATATCCTTTATTCGATCATACTCTTTAACTGTGTTATAGTTAATTGGGTGTATATTAATATCGTATTGACTATTAGAAGTGATGCTGTATTTACACACATCATATGATATTTTTTGAGATTCATCTAATCCAATAAATATATTAATTTTTTGCATACTCGATAAGTTTTTTGGTTTTCAATAATATTGCTATGACATCGATACCCTGAATATGCCCTTTAAAAAGCCAATTAACAAAATTACTTTTAGGTAATATTTTTTCCAACTTGGGTTTTAATATTCTTATTAATGCAAAAAAATCTATATAACCCGATGATGATTCTTGAATATACAGATAATCCGTAATTAAACTATCGAAATCTCCTTTACTTTTATATTGGTATAACGTATCGTTGCCTTTAATTTTTGTACTGATATTAATATCATTTTGATTATAATATTCGGTTGTTATGATACCATATTTTTCATAAAAATATTTTTTATAGGTATTATCTCCGCTTATTAAGATTAAATTTTTATATGGAGTATGATTAATGATATAATCAATGATTTTATCGTAAACTTCGATATCATGATTATCCTTAAGTCTGTATGAAGGCAGGTTGATAAAATAATAATTTATATTAAATTTTTTTATTTTTGCGTGATCTAATACTATTTCATTTTTTAAAATTAATTTATGATCAGATGCGATATTATTGTAATTATTATAAAATATCTTTTGCAAATCATATGCTGTATTTTTAAATATTTCTTTAATGGTAGTATCGAATATTACGTTATGATTCAAATTATCATATTGATTATAACATAAATCGTTATAATGGTATACACCGAATAATTTATTTAAATAATAATTGTATTCATTATTATTTTTTTTATCTGGAAAATTATCATTTTCTCCTCGTATATTGCGTATAAGCGATATTGATTTAAATGATGCGTTATTTTGAATATTTTTTAGCGTATAATAGTCTGTATCACAAAACATATTACATATACTATCATTTACATAAAATTTATTATCAGTATCGGTATAACATAATAAAAACAATATACCCATCATGGCATCAGTATAGGTTAACTGATCCCTGATTGTTTCTGTAAAAATATTATATTTTGAAGAAGTTAACATACTTTATCCCTACCTTTTCTCCGTTTATATTACATTTGTTACATACTTTAAGGTTTCTATTTCCCTCCTTAAGATGTTTTCTATATGTGTTTAGAAAATCCGAGGTCCATATCTCTTCAAGAGTATGCGTATTAATGTTCAATGTAGTCTTTGATAGTTTAAACCAATCTTCGCAACAGACGATTATATCTCCGTTCCAATCCATAAAGAGTTTATAGAACGGCAAGTAGCATTTATTGTTTCTATGTTCACTGACTTTATCGTCGTTAAGCTTAACTGCGCCAGCTCTATTTGTAAAATCTTTAAAGTTATCGGAATGATAATAACTTTTCCTTAATGTGTATGTGCTGCTATCATAATCTTTAAATAAATCTAAAAATTTATTTAGACTACTATCTCCATCATATACACTAACGACGATTTGATTTATTCCGCTATCGTAAATATCTTTAATTATTTTTTCATCAAGTTTATCGCCATTTGTATTAAGTTCAATAGTTTTTATCTGGGGATTTTCGCTACTAATGATATTGACTAAATTTAAAAAGTTTTTGGTCAATAAGGGTTCTCCATTTCCGGACCAACCGATTCTATTTCTATAATCATTAAGTTTGAGCTGGGCTGATAAATTTCTAATTGTTTGCTCTGATATATGCAAATTTTGATTCGGGTATACCGAAGAATCGCTTCGAGGACAGAAATGGCATGACCTATTGCACAGTTCGGTCGGGTTGATTGTGATGGACTGTAGAGCGTTTAGCGGGAGTAACTCTTGATTGACAGAATATTCCGTTTGTTTTTTGCGCAATTCAATAATATCATTTTTATTTTCTGCTATCATTATAGATATCTATATGAAAATATCAAATATTACGTGTGATAGTTCTCCATTTAATTATTATTCATTTTCTGATGTTTTTTGCGAAAATGAATTAAATCAGATAGTAAACATAGATTTATTTAAACACTCTGCTAAATTAGAAGGGGAACGTGCCTCGAATACAAATAGGTTTTTTGCCAATGATGAAAATAGAAAAAACCACGAGATCATAGATCATATCATAAACTATTTTTCTGATAGTGAAGTGATATCTCATTTTGAAAATGAATCAGGCAGAAAAATTTCTGGTAATTATTTACGAATTGAATTTATCGCAGATACCGAATCATCTTGGTTAAAACCACATGTCGATATCAATGAAAAGATAATGTCAATGATGATATATCTAAACACCACTGATGAAAATCTAAATATCGGTACATCAGTGTATGATGAAGATATGAAATTAGTAAAAACTGTTCCTTACATACATAACACCGGTTTTTATTTCTATCCTAGTCACAATACCTGGCATGGGTTAGAACCAATAAAAATAAAAACCAGTAGAAAGGCGATAATGGTTAATTATTGTACTTTTAAAACCGAATTTACTGTATAGTAATATTATTTTTAAAATAATTTACGGCAATATCAAAAGGACTGATTAAATTAGAGGATATAAAATTTACATTTGAAAATAATAAATTTAATTCTGGGAATTCAATTCTTAAATCGTGTAAAGATTGAAAATCGGTAAAACTGCAATTAATAATATCATAAAAAATATTTAATGAAGCGCCGCGAGTTATAAATTGCCCTAGGCTCGCAGCATATTTAGTTTCATATTCGTGAATAATTTCTATATTATTAATACCATTATATTTGGAATTAAAATGTTTTAACATTTTTGCATCCCCGGAAACAAAAAATAAAGAGTGTTTGGGGTATTTTTTGATTTTATTTTTAATAATATAATCCCAAAGTTCATATACTGGTTGCTGATGATTGCAATCATTTACATTACGTAAATTAAATGAAAGAATATTTTTTTCATACTTATTAAAAATAATATTAGGGTGTTTCTCAATGGAGATTGTTTTGTTAGGAATATTGAAAAATTCATTTGTATTGATTTTTCTCAATAAATTCCATTGTTTTATAGGAATGCAGTTTTTCTTCAAGGAAAGGAGATCCGTATAGAAATTGCAATTCGATATATTTAAATCATTTATATATTTGGTTTTTATTAAAATTTTAAGTTTAGTAGAATATTCCATTTGAGAATATTTTATATAATTCGGTCCAGCTAAAAAATTACAATAATCGGAATCAACAGGTATTAATCGCGCACCCGTATTTAATTTTTCAGCAAATTCCAACTGACTATCTTTTATAAAATAAATTAAATTATAATTATTTTTTTTACAATAATCATCGCATACCAATAACTTTAACAAATTACTACTCAACCCTACGGGTTTACAATATACGATTGATTTATGACAACTCATATATTTTATTTTTACTAACTAACTTTTTTACACATATCCTTTCGTATATATATGGATGTCTATTTCCCAGATTTCTATTATGATTTGGATTAAAATAATAACCGCTTTTAAAGAAATCAAACCCGTAAATATAGATTTTATAATGCGGAAATAATTTTAAAATTAAAAATATAGTTCTAAAACCTAGTGAAAAATTATTATCATACAAGTCTATGTTATGCGATAGATTAGTTTTAAAGAAATCGGTTATCTCAATGTCATCATTTCGAGTATGTGTATGAATAACATTCTCTAAGTTTAAATTAACAGTTGGAACTACCCTAGTTTTATCATCTAAATTATAATGATTTACTAATATTAATTTTTTGTCTTTATCACCCTCTCTGATATTATAATATATTGTCGATACAATATCTGTTTTACTTCCCGCACATTCTTTAAACCCAGTAATATTATATTTTCCGACTCTAACTACAGTATTAAACTTATCAATTTTTTCTCCTAATTTTTTATTTAATATTTCGTAAGAATTACCAATTATTAAAATGCTTTCATCATAATTAATATTCATTGTTTTCAATGATATATTATTGAATTTTATAATGAGCTATTGATATTTTAATTATTTAAAAGCTGTTGAAATGGAGAAGGATTCAACAATGTAGGCCACTTTTGCATAAAATTTTGTAGATCTATTTTAGATAATTCATTTGCGATGAAATCTTTAACGTTGTTTTCTAAATCACTCTTAGTTGAATTAATTTCTAAAATAACCGTTTCATCATTTTCAGCCGAGATCAATTCATCTAGTATGGAAGTCGCTTTTTTCAATTCAATATTAATCAGATCAACCAATGATTTTTGGAATATTTTAAGAGGGACATCATCTAATACATTGTATTTTGTTATGTTTAAAGCTTTTAAACATTTTAAATTGATATATCGACTATACACCCTTTGCAATTTAAATAATTGCTTCTTTTCAGCCTTTGTTAATTGATCATCATTTTTTATAAGCGTCAAATATTTTAAAGTATTTTCATACCCGGCATAAGTTAAATTACTAACGCAGTATGCATCTTTCTTTGGAACAATTATCTCAGAATCAGTTAAAATATCTACAAAAATATAATTTTTATCATCATTTCTCACATTTGTACCACGGTACAAAATATCTCCATTTTCATTACTAATTTCTATAAATTGCATAATAGATATTTATTAAAAGGTTGTGCTAGATTCTCGTGGATCAGTAGAATAAGTAATAAAATCACAACCAACTATCCGGCTTATTTTACCGCTACGATGGTCCCTTATCTGAACATGTACGCCACCATAATATACATAACTATTAGCGAATGCTATATCCAAATTAGATGCGAGTGTAAATCTTGGTAAAGAATTCAGTGAAACTGGAAGATAGAATTCGGATTGGGTAATTAAGATTCCATTATAACCTCTTAATTCAACAAAAATCTGATAGGATCCATCCACAGCGTAAAACCCGGCGCCAGCTAAATCAGTTAATTCCAAATCCACATAAGCATTATTTCCGGTGAGGTATACTTTTTGCCCCTCGTACCCAGATTCTCCAACAGTCCATACTGTTCCGTGCGGCTGAAACGATCTTCCGGCATAGTCATTTGCAAATGCAGCGACTGTTGCCGTTGCTGAATTTCCTGTACAAGAAGCGGCTGTCGTAGCACTCGTAGCATTTCCAGTGAGGTTACCCGTAATAGGACCGGTTGACGTTAATGAAGTACAATTGATAGTTCCACCAGCAATTGTACCAGTAGTGCTTATCGTTCCTGTACCAGCATTCAATGATCCTCCAATAATTGCACCAGTTGTGCTAATCGTTCCGCTACTAGCTCCTAATGATCCGCAATAGATTGCACCAGCGGTGCTTATCGTTCCTGTACCAGCATTCAATGATCCACCCGTAATTTCGCCAGTCGCGGAAATTGCGCCTTGAACCTCAAATGCATTGGTAGTAGCAACTCTATTGATACCTACTCTACCTTGGCCGATAACGACGCCGTGCTGGCTATTAGACCATTTTCCGATGATTATATTTTGTGTATCAGAATTCGATGAACCAGCTATGATCGAATAATCACCGGCGGCGACTAAAGGATTGAATGATCCAATAGTAGAATTCGGATTAAATCTTAAAATACGGCTTGAACTCGTGATGCTCAATGCCGGAGCAGCGGATGCTGTACTAGCAACATTAATCGACGATGACAATCCTGAGGTGAATCCACCTTTTACAATGAATCCGCCAACGGTGCCGTTAGTCGTCACCGTTCCGGTGGTTTGATCCCAGCTTGGGGCAGGAGGCGCCAACTTGATGGATTGAATAGTGAGATCGGCAATGTCAGCGTTCGTTATGATCGATTTGTAACCCGCGATATGACCATTTGTCTTTTTACGCCAGACATCAAATGTGTCGGTAATATTTACACCATCTTGCCACGTCGGGTCGATATCGTTCTGAAGGATAGGCATATACTATATTTATGGTTGATTCGTTGAAGCAGACACGATCTGGGCAACTAATTCCTTTAGCGCCGCGATTTCTTCTTCAAGTGAAACGATACGTTCTTGTTCTTTCATCTGAGACTGTGTACGTGCCACGGCCATTGCATATCCGTGCGAATCCCGATTTAGGATCGCACTGGATTGTGTATCACGTTCCAACGAAGGTTCATCTTCCACTTGTATCTTTAATTTTGATTTACGCGCCATATGTTGCTATTGCTCTAAAGTCTTTTACTGATGGGACATTCGCCCCGTTTGTGATTGCCGAGGTAAGTACGATCTTCACGCTGAATCGTGAGAATAACCTTCCCGGAGAATATGTATATGATATCTCACTGTAGTTATCAGTATTCGAAGATACCGGCAAGATCGTCGATGGTGATATAAGCGTCCATGGTTCGTTGGCATATATCGCTTCGTCTCGAATCTGAGCCTTAACGTATACCGATATATTCTCAGATGCCGTAGGACGATTCGCCGCGATGTATACATTCAGCTGATTCGCCGAATTATTTAGGTCGACCGTACGGGTGATGTATCTGGCAGAAGCCGCTCCCTTATCCTGAATCTCCTCGTTCGTAACATCTACATTGATTTCATTATCGATCAGTAACATCGAGGTTCTATCCGTATCGATGTATGGTGACAAATACTTGGTATCGGTAGCGAGGTATCCAGTAAGAGTGATTCCATCTTTAAGCGTAGTAAATCTACGATCAAACTCGATCGTCTCATTGACATTGATATCGTATTCAAATAATTGCGGGCTTGATGGGACCGTGATATCATTGATAGATAATTTCCAGAGGATTTCGGTATTATTCTGTACAATGTTCTCGACTGTGGTTCTAAGAGAAGAGAAAGATACTGTCTCTGATGGATTCACCGCATTCAACGCTTGTAACTTTACTTCCTTGATGGATGCTGATGTATCAAAATCCGCGCGATATATTGTGAATGTGATATCTTTACTTTGATCGGCCGTCCAGGTCGAACCGTTCTGACTCTTAAACATCACACCGGCATAAGGGTTCTTGGCAATGATCTGTGTGTTTCCAAGAACGACATTTTCTTTTCCGACCTCTGACACGTATGTCATATAATCCGAATCATTTGATAATACGACGAATGCATATTCTACACCCGGTTGTAAGTATACTGGAGCGTCGAAGGTAAATGTTGTAGGTAACCATTCATTTACATCTAGTGGATTAGCAATCACTACATCAGCAGCATCCTTAGTTATGGAAGAAAACGGAAGGATGTTTTGTGTAGGCATACCATTTTCCATAGTTACGACATACACCGATACTGGTACACCCTTCGTCGACTTTTTCTTGAAATATAAGTCGAGTTTGGTGATATATGCACCATCAACTTGATTTTTATCAAGGATAAACGATTGGGCCAATGGATCGTAATAGCATATTTTTGCCCTTTTGGCGGCGCCGAAGTAGCCGATGCCCGGTTTGATGGCGTCCCGCTTGGAGGAGTAACGAAACCAGTCCGAGGTGTCTATGCGAAAAACGTCTGATTCTGAAACACGGGCGGTATCAAACTTAGCGACGCGCGTCGAGAGGATTGTATTTTCTTTTGTCTCTAACACACCTGAAGCATAATACTTTGTCTCGGCAGATGTGGTAAAATCGATTTCATCGTTCGAGGGAGAATCGATAAGTTTGAAAGACCTCTCGCCAGTATTAAACTTAAGTGAACTATGATTCGGAATGATGAAATATCCAGCTGCCTTTCCGGTATCATCTGAGATAATCGGAGTAGATGCGATCAACCCGAGTGGGTTATCATTACCATCATAGATCGTACTATCTGTCTGATCTTTAAACGGAACGAATGGGACCGCATTGACACCGATTTTAGTAACGGTATAAGCGCTAACATCGACGCCGTCAAAGAAGGGATAGACGCGGGTCATAGGCTTCAATCGTTCGGCCTTGAAGTAAACCTTACGTGAACGAATGAAAGGAACGTAACTGATGTCGACTACCTTTTCACCAAAGCTTTGGGTATTGTCAGTATATGACAGCGTCGTACGAGTACCATCACGAATACCTGTAATTTTTTTCTTTTTCAGCCACGACCATGACCACCATTTTTTATTAATTCCAGACCAATTATATTCCCATTCATTCCAGTGATATCCTAAGATACCTGACTCCTCTGCCTTAAGGGCTATCGCGTCATATGCCGAGGTATCATTGATAATGACTTCCGGTCTAACGACTGTAGATTTCCATTCATCAGATGAAGGCGAAAGTTCGACTGTGCCATTCCAGACTTGCATATCAAACGGATTGACGCTTTCGGCATTTGCCGTGGCGAAAGATTGTTTGATTAGTTCGACATTCGTATATGCAATAGACGTCGTATTATCATTACTATTTAATAAAGGATTCGTATTGACGCCTGAATCGATTTTGAGGTCGAGGTTTCTCGTGGTATAATACGGACGTAAGATACCGTTGACCTGATCGATACTGCACTTATGCCCTACGTTCTCGACGTCGGCGATGTTATGACCAAAGAAACTATCGACTAAAATCCCGTTCTTATATCTTTCGAGTCCACCTGATGTCAGGATTTGTTTATCTTGAGCAGATTTTTCTAAGAGGGACAGAGAAGTATAGTATTCAATATTGGCCACTCGCTTCTCGATAGCACCGATGTCACGCATGGTGTATCGCTTATTGTCGACGAAGCTCGGTATGATATCGGCAGTGGAATACGTATAAGCCGGGATATAGAGGCTATATAGACTCATTGAATCTCCGGGAATCGCCGGAGCGATAGGATTGATCGATGAAATACCTTCAGCGATATAAATCTGACCCGAACTATTGACTAGGACGTTGTCGATCCGCGGAAGGTAATATTGAACCGTCGCGACGATCGTCGAGTTTGAGTCGAGACGCACCGCCGAAGCAGGAGAATTATCAAATCTAAAATCGATAGAGTCCGATAAGCGATTACCATTGAAAAAGGGGATATCCTCTAAATACGAACCGCTATATGAATTGACAATATACGGAAGACCTGTTGCAGCCGTATGAGGGTAATAATTGTATGTGATCGCTAACGTTCCAGTAGTCGGCGTAGAAGAAGTATAGACGAGTAGCGGAGCATTAAAATGATTGAGCGACGCGCCATCTTCGATCGAAAATCCGGTCACGATTGAATCCATGGTTCCACCGGTCGTATCTGCTCCGGTTATGTCTATCACCGAACCACCTAAGGTAAGCGACAACTGAAAATCATTTGTATTCTTATTGACGACATAGTATGTCACTCCGGTTGATATACCAGTAGCCGTACCGAGCGCTGTGAATAAAACTTTATCTCCGTTTACTAATCCGTGTGTAGCAAGTGTAACTTTGTTATCGGCAACGACCCAACCGACTGATCTTCCAGTATTTTTCACCAAGACCGAGGAAGCGACGATATCGAGATTGTTTAAAGCGATCATGTTATATGATTTCATCACGCCTGAATGAGCACCTCCTCCACCCGCATCAACAAGGAGGATAATGGGTCCATCACTGGTCAGAGACAATTGGAAATCACCGGCTGTACGATTTCTAACATAATATGGTGTATCAATGTAAATTCCTGTCGTATTCGTAGTAATAGAAGTAAATATTACCCTATCACCATTAGAGAGACCATGTGCAGTCAATTCGACAGTTTCATCGCTCATAGTAAACGTAACTGCTCTACCAGTGAGTGCAGAATATGTGGCCGTAGTCGCCGTCTGTGTCGCAGTTGTCAGCGGTGCTTTACTATTAAAGACATTTGTGACTGTATACGGGGCGATTACCGATACATTTTGCGACGTATTTGCAGATGAGCCGTTTATTAATAGCCATACTCCGGTACCAGCATCTATATAGACGGCAGTAACCGGAATAGGAGAACCGCCGTCATGATCGATGACGATGTAGTCAGTCAACGATTGACTTTCAAATTTTCCTGCAGGACCTGAAGTTGGATGCGCGATATTTAACCATTTACCATTAATTGTATTAACTGTCGTAGTCGTGGGGATCCTACTAAAGAATTTACGAACTCCGTATCTCAGTGATGTGATCGATTTAACAGCATCAAAAGGAAATTTAAAAATATTTGTATTGTTCCCCGAATCGTATAGTGCAAATCCTCCGCTATTCGTGAATCGTGCATTTGTCCCAGTAGCGCCATCAAGTGCTAAACATTTGGCTGCTAAGAGATTAAAAGAGTCTTGCAAGACAAGATCGTAGATAAAGATCTGAAATACGGTGGAACTTATATATTCGATGTTACGAATTTTACAAGTACCGATGAATGTTCCGCTTCCTGCTTCTGTACTATAAAGATTAAAGGTAAGTCCTGCATTACATATATCCGGAAGTTGCGTATTATTCGCAAACGTCATACCTGTAGTGAGGATATAGTTGCCTTGTGCAGCAGTGAAAGAAACATTTTCGACCGATTGGTAACTTCTGGCTTTACTGCCTGTCAAGTCTTTGCGATCCGTCAAGGCGACGCGATAACCTTTAACATATGCCACGGATGGTTCAATGCCAGCGATATACTTTGATTTTGATAATCCGACTCGTTCACCTTCAAGGACATTCGGAAATAATGCAGCTAATTCACTCTCGGCGTATTTTCCAAAATTAGAACCAGTGTTATAATGTTCACGCATCGCCAATTTGAATGGGCGAACGCTATAGTTACCAGATTCTTCGTATGTACGAGTAGCGAGTATATCATTTAGAGAATTCGCTTCAGAGGTATTTGCCGCAGGACGAGCCGGCGTAAGTACTTCTGAATCGACGATGATCAACAACTTTGTGAAATCATAATTCGGTTCCTCGGTGACGAGTTTAAGTTCAAGTGAGATGGCTTGTCGATCCGCACCTGGAGCACTAAAGTTTGGGGAACCAGTAGCATTATCATATAGCGTATTATCAATGAGCGGTGTGACGATCGATTCGGCAATCTTAAATGCAACGAAACCATTAAAAAGATAATTTTTATCTGGAATCGATAAGAATACTTGTTGAGATTCGTTTAAGACGAATGAACCATTTACGAAGAAGATACCACTATTCGCGAAAGCACCCACGGCGTATCCAACATTTTGAATAGTACCGATTACATCTGATGAATCATTGACGCTAACGCCTTGTGCTACTACAAATACGCTACTTGTCCCATTTAAGGTGTCAGATGTACGATAACGAATGAAAAAACGATAGACATCAGTGGGGGTTGATGTCAGTTGCTCATATCCAATAACGTCTGCTTTTACTCCAAACTCGTTGACTATTACGATGATTGACTCGATATTGGTATTAATATCAGTAACCTTGATATCGACCGAACGAATATCTTTATTGAACGTGACTAACCCGTCGACGACGGCAGAACCGTTGGTATAAAATGCCGAACCAAACTTATCGAGTTGCGAACGCAACATCGATTGTAGTTGATTCAATTCTCTGTTTTGAACACTATATCCCGGTTTGAATAAAATTGATTGATAATTTTTACTCTCGACGGATTGTGTATTAAAATCGTCAAAATACGGAGAAGTGGCTTGTGTTGTGATTGGCATTATTAAAATTGAATTACGAGTTTAATTTCTTCCTTCTGATTTTCATTTCGCGAGATCGGTCTTCTATTTTCTAAGAAAAGAACCTCTCCGGTATTATGTATATATTCAGATTCATTTACGATCGAATATGTGTATGACGTGCCAATATCAGTGCCGATATATATCGATCCGCTGGTAGCAAATTGTGCGTAATTGACTTGTGCGGAATCATTTTGATGATAGTATAATCTACCTATTCCGGTCGAACTATTGTATATGTAGGAATTAAAAAATGCTCGGGCAGTTATGCCTGTGCCAGTCTGAGTAACGGTATCACCTACGCTGGCATTTATGCTCGACTGACTACCGGTGATAGTCAAATATTTCAGGGCATCCGCCGACACCACTTCATCCGGACTCACCGAAGTTATAGTTGGATTTTTAATAACAGATATTTGGCGATATGATAACAACTGAGCATCGGCATCGATATCAGTTAAACCGCCATTTAGTAATTTTCCGTCAAAGTTAGCGGCAAGACCTAAAAACCATGTAGGAAGATTATTCAAGATTGTGGGTCCAAATCCATCGATCGGCGCGATATTTGGTATGATGACTGCTCCGGTACCTCCGCCTGTCGTCGAAAATCTTACGCTGGCGTTATTAAATCCAGTAGTAGCATTAGTGTTAGTGAACGTTACGCCGGTGATAGCATTTCCGGTACGAGTAATCGTTAATGGAATAGGCGTAGAGGTACCATCTCCTACTAAGACAGCAGTGGGGTTAGACGTATAACCTGTTCCACCTGATTGAATCGTGAATCCATATACGTGACCTTTCGTAGCATTATTTGCGGTCTGGCCGCCTCCACTTGAATATTGAGTATCATCAAGCTTTACGGCAATGAATTGATCGGTATTAAAAGGAGCATCGTTAATGGATTCAATGTTGGCGATAGCGATCCATGTATATCCAGTCGCTGCAGTATACTTAGTATATAATAATTGCGAACTCGGAATGTTATTAAGTGTAGAACCATCAGATAAAAGGCATAACCAGATTTTTGAATCGGCTATGGCATAACATGGATATGTAGTCTCTGCGCCTACTGTCGTAGGAGTAAAACAAGTATTATCGTTTGCAGCATATGGTTTATGCTTATTTCCGAGTTTCCAGGCGACATTAGGGATAATGATACGGCTTTTGCTTGAATCCAATTTAAGAAGAGAGATTAGGTTATTTCTAACTTCTTTCATTTCCGAGAGTGAACCGACCGGGAGTGGTGCCGAGAAAGTAGGAGCAGTCTCCTCAAGTTCACCGTTTGCGGGCCAAGCGTCCGTTTTTCCGATACCGATGTAGTATATACTTCCTTCTGATCCCAATATGTCTGCTAAGACTGAGGAAGCAGAATTTCTTCTAAATTGATCTGTGATGATAGCAGCCATTTTTATTTATTCCGTGTAGTGGTTATGATTATTTATGCCGAATGTTTTTAAGAAAAACCCGCATTTCCTCTTCAACAATTTTATTAGCAACAAGAATTTTGTCAGCAACATTTGTATTACTGATTCTATTTATGGTTGAATATAGCCAATTTAATTGGATAATACGTTTAAAGTGTATCTTAATATTATTGCAAGTTTGCTATACTAATCATACCGTAGCGAGGCTGAACGTTATCTAGACGAAACATCGCAGAGCGTGGAGTCATGGCATAAACATCATTATTGTATGAATTAAACACTGCACCTTTCGCAGCAATAATAGTTTCAGCAGTAAAACTTGGTGGATTATAAGTTGTTGATCCCCATGTTCCGTAATTTGATATAAGCTGAATAGCTCCATATGTATGGATAGTTAATGCTGGTATATCATTCTCAAAGTTCAAAACTATTGCATCTTTTCCAACTGAATAGCAAGCGCTATGAACATTATGCGAAGCAGATCCAAGCGCAACAAAATAAATTTCACCATTAGTCCTATATGTGGTTGCAGCAGAATTAGGAATAGTCCCAGTGAGCGGACGGGTAATGGTTAACTTGCGATTTACCGTATCATTACTGACTACTTTAGCACAATTTTCGCTACAGTAACTACTCGAGAAAAAAATTACTGCGTCGCCGGTACGAAGTCTCGCAAATTGATCTCCATAATATGCACCCATATTAGTCCCCGGGGCAATGAGTCCTTGTGCAAGATACTCAATCTCGATATTCGAATTAATTACACGCCACCTAAGGTTGACATTTACATTTACATCATCATCGAGTCTATTCCGAGGGAAGAATACTGCACAAGCTCCGGACATATTTTTCACAGTTAATGTGTTCACAGCGATTTTATCAGCAGTAATAGACCCCACATTTAATGTATCGCCGGTAATAGCACCAGCGGCGATCGTTCCAGCAGTAATGGCGCCAGTGGCAATCTTACCAGCAGTGATGGCACCAGCTTCTATCTTTTCAGCAGTAATGGCGCCAGCGGCAATCTTACCAGCAGTGATGGCACCAGCTTCAATCTTTTCGGCAGTAACGGCACCAGCGGCAATCTTAGTGGCAGTAATGGCATTAGCAGTAATTGTATCGGCTGTAACGGCTCCA